TCTCCGGGCTGTAGCCGGGCCAGATGCCCGACTCGGTGCAGTCGCGGTAGATCTCCATGGCGCGCTCGGCGTCCTCGCGGCCCTTGCGGAGGGCGGCGGGGTCGAGCTCGTAGACGGCGACGCGGTAAGGCGCGGTGCGCTCCTGGGCGATCAGGGCATAGCCGGGCGGCGCGCTGATCCGGTCGCCGAACACGGCGGCGTAGCCGGCGCTGTAGACGTACGCCTGGAGGTAGTAGCGGAAGTCGGCGACGGACCTGGCGAACTTCGCCGGGGCCGCGCCGTCCTTGGCCGTCGTCTTGTAGTCGCCGATGACGGGGCGGTACCGGGGGTCGGGCTCGGGCATGTGGTCCCAGCGGCAGCGCCACCAGGTGCCGTACGCCGGGTCGGTCCAGAACGCGGACATCTCGGGGCGTCCGGGCTGGGCGAGCAGCTGGGATGCCCGCTTGTGCTCGCGCAGCCTGGCGGCCATGGCGCGCACGGTCGCCAGCTCCTTGGTCAGCAGCGGCAGCTTGCCCTTTGCCCGCTCAGCGTCGGCCTCGTCCTGCGCCTTCTTGCCGCGCCAGTTGTCGGCCTTGACCTCGTGCAGTTCCTGGCCTACGCCGAGCATGAGCTTGTGGGCGGCGGTGCCTAGCTCCATCTCCTTGGACGGCTCGGGCGGGTGCTCGCGCTCGTAGGCGTACAGTTCCGGGCCGCCTTCGGCGAGCAGCTTCTTCGCGCCGCTGTAGCTGAGACTCCCGCCCTTGACGGGATCGCGGTGGTAGGCGTCCTCGGGGATGTCGTAGACGCCGGGCTCGGTGATGACGGGCCTAGCCACGGCTCACCGCCGCGAGGCAGTAGCTGACGCCCTCGCACGGCCGGGTGCACGTGCACTCGCCCGCGCCGACCGGGCGCGACGGGAACGGCTCACACCACGGGCAGTACCTGAGCATGGCGATCGTGTCGTCGCCGAGCTCGTCGCGGGGGTCTCCGGGGCTGACCGGCCGCCGTCGCGCCCGCCAGACGAGGACGCCGACGGCGGCGGTGCAGAGCGCGGCGACCGCGACGGGGATCGCCCACAGGGACTCGGAGAGCTGCCACAGGCTGGAGAAGAAGCCGCTGCCGAGCACGGCGGCGGCGACCAGGGCGCCCATCAGGTCGCCCTCCGGTCTGCCTCGGCGGTGGCCTCGGCGAGCCGCAGCCGGGCGTGCCACTGCTCGGGGGTCATGCGGGCGACGTACTGCTCGGCGAAGGTGACGAGGTAGCCGTTCATCGCGGCGGTGATCTCGCCGTAGGCCTGGCGGTCGTTGCCGTGGCGCTTGTGCGCGGCGAGGGAACGCCAGAGGGACGCCTCAAGCTGGTCTTGCTTCTCGCGGGTGGTCACAGAACCTCTCCTGTGATCGGGTCGTAGCCGAGTTCTTCGCGCCACTCGGTCACGGCGTCCCGGCGGTTATCGCCGAAGCTCAAGTCCCTCCGCAGTCTGAGCACCTTGCAGCCCATGCAGATGGTTGTCTGGCCAGCGGCGATACATTCCACTTCTGCCCGGCCGAGGTAGTGGGTGACGTCTGCGGTGCTCACTGCGCAGCCCTCCGTTCCGTGGCGGCGGCGATCTTGGCGGCGGCCGCCTTGTTCTCCGCGCGGATGCGGTAGAGCCTGACCGCGCCCTCGATGGCGGCCAGGGCGACGATGGCCTCGTAGCCGGTCATGAGGCGCACCGGCAGTTGACGCGCTTCTGGTTGCAGCTTGTGCACCGACTGCCGATAGCGGCCTGCGCCGCGATGCTGCCGGCCTGGTCGCCCGGGGCCGGCAACTCGCCGTGGACGGGGCATCCGGGGTCGCTGCACGATTCCGCTGGCGGGTCGCTGCAAGCGCCCCAGTCGGGCCAGTACCAAGCGGTGCTCACGGCCGCATCGCCCCCGCCAGCCGCTCGGCTTCCAGCACCCGCGCGACGGGAGCCTGCCCGTAGGCGGGCGCGGGTACGTACGGCCGGGCGCGGTTCAGGTCGACGCTCGTCACGTCGGCCCGCTCCGGCTCCGGCGGTCGCGCAAAGGCGGGCGGCTGCGCGGCCGGCCACGGGCACACCGAGACGTGGCCGCGCTCGTCGATGACGATCTCGCCGCCGGGGCGCGGCAGCCTGACGGGCGGTGCTGGGTACGGGTGCCGGCCGCGCGGGTGCAGGGCGGCAAGCTCGGCGGTGGACAGCAGGTCGTGCTCGGCGCGGACCTCGGACAGCATCCGGTCGCGGAGCACAGGCTGGCCGTCCGGCGGAGTGAGCAGCGTCGTGGCCGCCCCTGCTGTCGCGATAGCAGCAGGAACGGCCAGCCTCCGCCGCACGGCCGCAATCGCGCGGCGGAAGAATGAGGCGACCGGGGAGACGGGCTTGCGGCAGTGGCAGCCCTTGTGGGAGTCGAGCAGCGGCACGGCGGTCATGCGGACACGCTCGCGGCAGCCTCGTCACCGATCGTGCACTTGTCCGCGTGCTCTTCGCCGGCGTCCTCGTCGGCTCCGCACTCCGGGCAGTACTCGCGCTCGTCGTCGCCGAGGTCTGGCCCGCAGTGCTCGCACCGGCGGAAACCGGCCTGCCACTCGGACCCGGCGACGCGGTGCCCGCACTCGCCGACGCGGTAGCCGGACTGGCCGCCGTTGCTCTCGGGCGGGATGGCGCTGCCGACGGCCGGGTACTCGGGCTCGTCGCCGGTGACCACCAGCGGCGTGCCGGTGATGATCGACGCGACCAGGATCCCGGCTGCCTCAGCGTCACTGACGGGCTCCGGCTTGACGTGCACCTCGTAGCCGACCGGCTCGGCGGCGAGCGAGCGCACCTCCCCGGCAGCCCACGCGAGGTAGCCGTTCCAGTCGCTGAGCGCGGCGGCGTGCTTGATGACGGACAGCACGTGGGTGGAGCGCTTCCACTCGTCGATGTAGCCGGCGCCCCTGGCTACCGGCACCGTGTCGGCCGCCAGGCTGACCGCTGCGAGCAGGTCGCGCAGGCCCGCGTTCTCCTCGGTCAGCTTCGCGACTGCGGTGGCCAGGTCTGCCTTGGTCGGTTCTTTCACTGCGTTCTCCTGTTACCTTGATGTGACCGGCGTGGCGTTCTCCCGCCGGGCTGGCAGCTAGCGGCTGCCACTGCTGGCGGCCCCCGTGCACCGGGGGCTGCCGCGTTCTAGGCGGTGGCGGGGACGAGGCGCTCTAGCTCCCACGCCTCGACGTCGGCCTCGCGGTAGCGGACGGTGCCCTTGGTCGCGCTCTTGGTGAGCTGGAGGTACCGCGGCCCGGTGCCGTTCTTCCGCCACTTCTTGGCGGTCTCCTCGTCGACGCCCTCGCGCTCGGCGAACTCCGCCTCGGTCAGGTGCCGGACGGCGGCCATCAGGGCGCGCTCGCGATCTCGAAGAGCTGCTCGAAGGGCAGCCCGAACTCGCTGACTACCGCCGCGATGAACCGGTGGCCGGCGACGACCTGGCCGGCGCGGACGCGGTTGACGGTGGCCAGGTGGACGCCTAGCCGCTCGGCGATCTGCGTTTCGTTGGCCAGTCCCAGCTCAGCGGCCCGCTTGTCGAACCGCTCGATCCGGAGCCGCACGTAGGGCCCTGGCAGGAGTGGTGCTGTGGGGTGCATGGGAGACATCCTGCCAGTCCTGCATGTACGCGTGCAAGTCCTTCATGCAAGTTGTGACCAGGTGCTTCGCTAGTTGGTTGCATACATGCAAGTCAAGCCGCGTAGGCGTGCGCAAAATTGCAGTCCTGTTGCACTCTTGCAAGTGCATGCGCGCGTGTTAAATTGCACGTATGCAAGCGACGGTGAAATACCCTCGGCTAGCCGCCGTGATCGCCGCTATCGAGAAGACCGGCCGCACCAGGACCCAGATAGGGCACCTGGCCGGGCGTGACGGGTCGGCTGCCAGCAGGTGGGCCAAGGGCACTCACCTGCCCGGCTGGTCTGCCGTCCGGAGCCTTTCCGATGCCGTCCGCGGTGACAGCCCGGAGCTGGCCGACCAGCTGCTAAAGGCGTGGCACTACTACAGCGATCCCGTGGAGCGGGGTCCGGACTCCACGATCCCGCCTGAAGTGCTGCGGGTGATCAGGCGGAACTACTCGCCTGAGCGGCAGCGCAAGGCCATCGAGGCACTAGAGGCTATCGACCGCGAGCGACGCGGAGAGGAACTTCCTCCGTCTGAGCAGCACGCCGGCTAGTCACGGCGCGGTTGATCAGGTAGAGCATCGTGCGGTCGCGGTTGCACCTCTCGCTCCAGCGCCTGTCCGCGAGCAGGGTGAGCACGCCCGCGCCTACGCACTCGATGGTGAGCCCGCGCCCCGAGAGGAAGTCCGCCCACGTCGTGGCAGCAGCGCCCGCCCACAGGGCGAGCGCGCCCGTACTGAGAATTACCGTCGACAAAAGCAGCCGCAGCCGCATGAGTCCCCACCCCTTGGCAATGGCGAAATGAGTAAATTAACTTACAGTTTCCTTTCGGTTCGCTAAAGTACTCGTGTTATTGCACGCACACAAGTGGTCACCATCAAAATAACCCGGTCACCCTAGTCACACTGTGACCAGCCAAGATCATCAACAGGAGCGGGGCACGATGAACCAGTGGCAGCCATCTCAGGGTTACCCGAATTCGCATTCCAGTCGCACTCAAAGGCCACCCCAGTACCAGCCGCAGCAGCAGCCCTACGGGTACCAGCAGCCACAGCAGTGGCAGCAGCCGCCCGTCCAGGTGAACGTCAGCCAGAACGGCCCGCGCCGCGCCGTCACCCAGGGCAAGCTCGGCTACGGGGAAGAGATGTTCCACTGGTGCATGATCATCTGCTCGTGCGGCCTGTGGTATCCCGTCTACGCCAGCCGCAAGCGGTCTAAGCGATCGGTCACGAAGTTCCGCTAATGGCCGTCTACGACAGGTGGCACCGCGACCAGCGGGACGGCGGCCAGCCGTGCCACTGCGGGCGCGGGCGCAACAAGCTCTACCCCGGCAGGGACCACCAGCGCGGTGACCGCTGGCAGGTCCGCTGGCGCGACCCGGTCACCGGGAAGCAGAAGGCAAGGAACTTCGCCCTCAGGGAGGGCAAGAACCCCGAGCTCCACGCCGAGGCGTTCGACGTCAAGATCCGGCGGGAGATCGACACCCGCACCTACACCGACCCCGACGCAGGGGAGGTGACGCTGCGGGCGTACGCCGAGCAGTGGCGCAAGTCGCGCAAGCACGGCGAGTCGGCCGCGGCCGGGCTGGAGGCGCGCCTGCGCTGCCACGTCTACGAGGGCGAGCCGGGCAGCGGGAAGACACCCAAGGGCGGCGCGGCGATCGGCCAGTACCCGATGGGGCTGCTCGCCGCGCGCCCGAGCATCGTCGCCGCGTGGGCCGCCGCGATGCCGCTGGCCGACAGCTCCAGGCGCCTGGTGATGGGCGACGTCTCAGCCGTCTTCCAGGCCGCGGCCGAGGACGGGATCGTCGGCCGCGACCCAGTCAAGTCGAAGGCGGTGGACCGGCCGGGGAAGGGCGGCGGCGAGGCGCAGCCATACGCGCCGGCCGAGGTGGCGGGGATCGCCGCGTGCATGCCGGAGCGCTTCGGGCTCGTCCCCTACCTGGGCGCGGGCACCGGCATGCGCGAGATGGAGATGGCCGGCCTGGGTGCCGACGACATCGTCCGCGGGAAGAAGCCGAAGGTCCGCGTCACGCGCCAGCTCAAGGAAATCGGCGGGGAGCTGCGCTTCGGGCCGGTGAAGAACAAGAAGCCGCACGACGTGCCCGTGCCGCCCGAGCTGGTCGAGCGGATCGACGCGCACGCGGAGCGGTTCCCGCCGCTGGCGGTGACGCTGCCGTGGCACGAGCCGGGGTCGAAGCTCCACGGCACGCTGGTCACGGTGCGCCTGGTGCTGTCGCACGAGGACGGGACGGCCGCCGGCAGGAACGTCATGGACGCGGCGTGGCGTACCGGGGTGAGCCGCTGGCGGGCGCCGCAGGTGCTGGGCGGGCGCCGGGCGCTGGCGCGGGGCTACGGCATCCACCGGACGCGGCACACCGCCGCGTCGGCGTGGCTGCGCGGGGGCATCGACGTCGTGCGGGCCGCGGCGTGGCTGGGCGACACGGTCGAGATGGTGACGCAGGCCTACCTTCACCTGATGCCGGACGACCACGACGGCGAGGACGCGGGCCGCGCGGCGTCGGCCGCTTTCCTCGGTGCATGTGCACGGTCTGTGCAACCGGAAGCGGGTAACCGGACGTCACCGCTGGCCAGGGTGGTGTAGCAGCACTTGACCCGGTAATAGGGAGCGGGATTGAGCCGGTGCAGGCCAGAGGCCCGCGTTTTCGATTCGCCTTATCTGGTCTGCGAAACTATTAATTCTTATTGTTTCTTATCCGGTACTATTAGGTATTACTCATGTGCACTGCATGTGCACCGCCGCCGACCGGGGGCTCAGCGCTTCCTGAGGTAGTAGCCCATTCCTGCCTCGACCTCGATCAGCCCCTCCGCGGCGAGCTGCCGCAGCGCCTTGTTGGCCGTCCTCCTGGCGACGTCCCATTCCTGGCTGAGCGTGGTGACGGACGGCAGGGCCGGGCCGTCGGGGCTGTAGCGGCCGGCCTTGATCTCGGCGCGCAGGTGGCTAGCGATCTGCTGCCACGGGGGCACGCGCGACGCCCGGTCGATCTGTCGCATGCAGAGAGCGTGGCCGACCGTGTCACGCGGTGGCCTGCCACCGCAGGACACACCCGGACACCCCCGGTCACCCCGTAAGCCGGTCACTCGGCCGGCCGTGCCGCCACGAAGGTGCCCTTGTGCGGGAGCGTGACGACGAGCCCGCGGTCTCGCAGGTCCCTGATGGCACGGCGGACGGTGCCGAGGGCGACGCCGTACTCCTCGGCCATGGCGCGCTCCCCGCGCAGCATCGAGCCGGGCGGCAGCTCGCCACTGGCGATGCGCCGCTCGACGTCGGCCGCCACCCGCTGCCACTCGTAGCCGATCTCCTCTGCCATGCACCGCACCCTGTCACCCCCTTGAGCTGCCTATATACCCAGGGAGCGGCATGCCGCTATACACCGCTCCATATTGCGGCGTACATTTGCACTTGACGCCGCCATAAAACGACGGCGGGGCGCCAGGTGGCTGCGAACCAACCTGACGCCCCGGGGGCGAAGCCCTCACCTACAACCTGACATCACCAGGAGAGGCCCAGATGGAGCCTACAGATTCCCCCCCAGCAGCCGCTACAGCGCCAGGCCGCGCCGCCCGCGCGCCGCGTGTCGTCGGCTGGCTGGCCCTTGGCGGCGTCTCCCTTATCGCCGGGGTCGCCAGCTACTTCCACGCCTTCGCCGTGGTGGACGCCTCCGGTGCCCGGCCGCCGGTGTCGTACCTCGTGCCCGCACTGGCGGACCTCGTCATCCTCGGCGCGTCGGCCGACCTGCTCGCCGCGTCCCGCGCGGGCCTTGGCCGGCCGCGGCTGACGATGGTGGCGCTGAGTGTCGGCATCGTGGTCACCCTCGCCCTGAACGTGGCGGCGGGCAACCCGCACGACGTGCCGAAGTGGCTGGTCAACGGGTGGCCTGCACTGGCGTTCACCCTCGCACTTGAGTCCCTCGCGGGGCTCGTCAGGCGCGGCCGGGACGGTGTCACCCCCTCCGTCCCGGCCGCCGCTACCGTGACCGTCGGATGCGGGCACGGGGTGGCGGGCGACCGCGACGAGCGGCTACTTGACGCCTACCTGCACCTGCGCGACTGCCTGGGCGCGAATCCCTCTTACCGGGGAATCGGGGCGGCGTTCGACGTCCACCACGACACCGTCCGCCAGCTGGTCATCGCGGCGCACGGCGAGCCGGGCGACGAGATCCTCCAGGCGCTGAACGGGAGCGCGTCATGATCGCCCGCGCCCTCGCCGCCGTCCTGGCGGCCGCCGCGGCTTTCCTCGGCGTGCACCTGGCGCTCGCGGTCGCCGCGGCCGTCATCGTCGTGATCCTCGCGGCGCTCGGGCTGTCCATCGCGATCCTGGTGGCCGAGTGCGGGTGGGGCGTCCAGCCCGTCAGGAGGCGGTTCGCATGGTGACCCGGCTGCACCCCGGCGACGACGAGGGCGCGGTGCCGGACCTGCACCTGGTCCCCCGCGACACCTCCTTCGAGCACGCCCTGGACGAGACCGCACCCAAGCCCGAGCCCGTCCACGACGGCGACGGAATCGAGATCCCCTCCCTCGGCGGGGAACGCAAGCTGATCATCCCGGCGCACCTCCGCACCTGGAAGGGCATCAAGAGCACGGCGGGCAAGCACGGTGACGCCGCCCGCTTCCACACTGCGTTCCACCTGCTGCGCGTCCCGATGTACCTGGTCATGGGCACGGTCTGGGCGTGCGTCGGCGCAGTCAAGCTCACTCGCCGGCAGGTCAGCTGGTGGTGGCTGGCCGAGCACGGCTACCTGCGGTCGAAGGCCGTGGTCGAGGGTAACTCGCCGGAGTACCGCGCCCTGCTGGCCGCGGCCCGCAAGACCCGCCGCGTGCGGGGATTCGTGGTCGGCCTTGAGGCGTTCGCGATCCTGCTCACGTTCACGTTGATCGCAGCGTTCGCCCCCTGGTGGGCGTGGCTCATCGTCGCCGCGGTGGCCATGCCGCCGCTCGCTCACGCGGGCAGGCCAAAGCACCGGCCGATCGTCCAGTCCGCGGTGACGACGCCGCTGATCCGGAAGATCAACGGCGACGGGATCATCCGCGCCTACGAGGCCGCCGGCCTGTGCTCGACCGACCCGAAGAAGACGGCCGATCACCTCGGGTTCGGGTCGACGATGTCCCGTGACGTGCTCGACAAGAGCAGCCAGGTCGTGGTGATCCTGCCGTACGGCGGCACGTTCGCCGCGGTGGTCAACGCCAAGTCCAAGATCGCGTCCGGGCTGGACGTGGCCGAGTCGCAGGTCTACTTCACCCGCGACAAGAAGTCCGAGCGGCGGCACACGGTGCGGGTCCTCGACGCGGACCCGCTGTCCGAGGCCGCCGGGCGCACGCCGCTGCTCGACTGCAAGCAGCGGTCCATCTGGCAGAAGATGCCGCTCGGGCTCGACCAGTTCGGCCGCAAGGTCGCGTTCTGCCTGATGTGGCTGTCGCTGCTGATCGGCGCGCAGCCCCGGAAGGGCAAGACGTTCACCGCCCGCCTGGTCGCGTTGTGGGCGACCCTGGACCCGTTCGTCGACATCATCCTGATCGACGGCAAGTCCAGCCCGGACTGGCCGTCACTCCGGTACGTGGCGCACCGGTTCATCCAGGGCACCCACCCGACGAAGGACGGCGACCCGGTGCAGCGCGCCCTCGACGCCCTGTACGAGATCGACCAGCACATCGTGCACGTGAACGACGAGCTAAAGAAGCTGACGGTAGCGGAATGCCCGTACGGGAAGCTGACCGATCAGCTGTACAAGCGTCCTGACCTGCACGTCAAGGTGGTGATCCTGGAAGAGTTCCAGGTCTACTTCGAGCTGGACGACCAGAAGAAGAACAAGGAGTTCGCGAACCTGCTGGCCCGGATCGGGGCGCTGGGCCCGTCGGCCGGGGTGATCCTGGTGGGCGCCTCCCAGAAGCCGGCCCAGGTCGGCGCGGGCGACGTGCAGCGGCTGTTCACCCGCTTCCGCGACAACTTCATCGTCCGGTTCGCGCTGCGGTGCGCGACCCGCGACGTGTCCATGGCTGTCATGGGCAACGAATCCTACGGCGAGGGCTACGACGCCTCCGGGCTGCCGCTCGACGCCAAGGGCGTCGGGATCCTGTACGCCCTGATGGACGACGCCCCCACGGTGCGGACCTACCTGGCCGACGGCGAGGACGCGGAGGTCATCTGCCTCGCCGGGCGGAAGCTGCGGGAGAAGAACCGCACGCTGTCCGGTGACGCGGCCGGCTTCGAGGTCGACGAGCCCGAGTCGGACATTGTCGCCGACCTCCTGGCCGTGATGGAGGGCGACTCCGGGCTGTGGTGGGAGACGGCCGCCGAGCGGCTTGAGAAGCGGTGGCCGATGCGGCACGCGGACGCGACCACCGAGTCGGTGAGCGCCGCGGCGCGCGGCCGGGGCGTGCCGAGCACCGATGTCCGGTGGCCTCCCGGCCGTGCTGGCAGCAACCGCAAGGGGTGCAAGAAGGCCGACCTAGCCGCCGCGAGGCGGCCATGATGCCGCGGCACATGTGCCGCGCTGGCGCGGCACGCGCTGACCTGGGAAAACGCCACGGGGCGCGGCACATCGCCGCCCGTGCCGCGGGGCGTGCCGCGCGCCGGCCTGCGGTTTTGCGGTTCCGTGCGCTGATCGACGACAACGAAGGATGCCGGCCCCATGGGGTTCAAGCTGACCGGGCCCTTCCTTTGCGGGGCGTGCGGGAATCCGCGCGGCTTCGGTACTCACCCGTGCTCGCCGGGCAGGCGACGCCGGGGTCGCACCACGCTGCGCAACCCGGTCGGGTGGGACTGCCTGAAGTGCCATCAGCCCCGCGGCCTACGGCACACCTGCCGCGCCCCGAGCGACTTCAAGAGCCGCAAGCGGAAGGCCGCGACCGCCGAGAGGCAGCGCAAGCGGAAGGCCGCCAGGGAGCGGCAGGCGGCGCGGCGCAAGCAGGCTGCTGCCGAGCGGCGGGCCCGCGACCGCGCGCGCAAGAAGGCCGCCAAGACCAGGCCGCCGCGCACGCCGCGGCCGAAGGGCGACGGCCACGAGCCGGGCACCTGCGGGGACCGCGACTGCCCGAAGTACGGGTGCAAGAACTACTGGCGCGGGATGGACGACTGCCCGCGCCTGCACGAGGGAGAGTGACATGCACGTTATCGAGGCGGTACTCGCCGCGGCGGCGATCGTGCTGGTGGCCGTCGTCGCGTGGGCGGTGTTCGTGTACGCCAGCCCGGAGCGTGACTGCCGCTGGTGCCGGGCGTTCGCCCGCCTGCACCTGCGCTGCGGGCGGTGCAAGGGGACGCGCCGTACCTGGCGGCTGGGCGCGCGGAAGGTCCACGAGCTGAAGCTGTCGCTCCAGCAGGCATGGGCGGAGCGGTAGCCATGCCCCTTCACGGAACCTGGCAGGTCACCGGGGGCGGCGGCCCGGACATCCCTGTCGTCCCCGGAATCGCCGCTGTCATGGCCGTTGCGATCGCGGGCTGGCTGGCCACCATCGTGCTGATCCTCGCGATCATCTTCGCGGTCCTGGCCGTCCTGCTCGTCGGCGCCGCGGTGTGGATGCGGCACCGCTACCCGGACTACTCCGCGTCGGTCGCCGAGCAGGCCGCCGCCCTCCGTGCCGACATGACCGCGCCGAAGGTAATCGAGCACCACCACTACGTTCACACGCTCCCCGGCGAGACCGCCGGGGAGGCCAGCTGGGCGCCCCTGGTCAGGGGCGCCGTCGAACCCGAGAGGAAACGAGATCAATGAGCAGGCGAGCAGACGACAAGCCGGAGACGGCAGCCGACAAGAGGTTCTTCGACCTCCGCGAGAGCGGCTACAAGGGCCCGATCGACCAGGACGGCCAGCCCGTTGAGGACCTGGACCAGTGGATTAAGGAGCACTCCTGATGAGCTGGTTCGGCACCACGAGGGTAGACCCGGATGCCCAGCCGGAGGGCGTGGACCGCCCTGTGCTCGGCCTTGAGGGGCCGAAGCCGTTTAACAGCGCCTACTGGGCAGCGGTCGCCCGCGGCACCGAACCGGACGAGGAGTGAGCCCGAGATGGACGCGAACCGGAGGCGCCCGGTGCCGCTGTCGGAGGCGGGCGGCTGGACGGACGACGTGGCGCGGATGCAGGCGTTCCTCGCCCGCCATCCGGGGGTGACGTGGCTGCGGCCGGTGAACGCGGCCGGCGCCCCGGACCCCGGCCACCCGCACACGGCGGTGTGGGAGGAGGACGGGACGACGGTGACGGCGGAGAGGGTGCGGCTCGGTCACCTCGTCGATTACCTGGAGGACCGCTTTGACGGCGCGGCCGGGTCCTGACCCGCACGAGCTGCCGATCAAGCCGGGGTCGGCGTACTCGGTGGCGGGCCGCAACACGGGGCTGCCTCCGAACCTGCGGCTGCCGTGGCATTACCCGGCGGAGGCGGTGTGCAGTATCTGCGGGTACGTGGTGCGCCGGGAGAAGCTGGACCCGGCGTGCCCGGACTGGATGCACCTGGACCGGAAGCCGGGCGATACGATTTAGCCGCGCACTCGCGCCCGCCCCCCGGAGGACCGTTGGACTCGTCATGCTGCCGTGCCCTGCTGACCGTGGCGAGCCCGGCGCTGCCGCCGCCGCTGACGGCGCTCCTGGAACGGTGGGACGAGCTGGACGACGAGCAGCGGGAGCGGGCGCGGGGCGACCTGCGGATGCTCGCGGTCCTGATGCGCCGGGCGCGCTAGGCTTGGCGTGCCGCAGCGTACGGGCGGCACCAGGCTACAGATGCCGCGCGGCCTCCTCGGTGGCCACGGAAACGGCGCAGAGGTCGGCTCTCTGCGACGGCGTGGCCCCGGCCGTAATCCACGGGGCACTTTCAATGAAGGCGCCTGCCAGGTGCTCACTGCCGCGCCACAGCTCCCGGTAGGCGCTGACCAGCGGGCCGCGCGCCCGGTACCTGCGCTGCCACGCCAGCAGCCGCCCGGCGCGCCGCCCCCACTCGACCAGGCCACGGTGCAGGTAGCCGAGCTGCCACCCGCACGCGCCGCCGACCAGGAAGCAGCAGCCCGCCGGGTAAGCCCACCAGGGCAGCCAGTGCATCTCAGGCCGGGACCGTGAGCTTCGCCAGCGCCGCCGCGTCACCGTAGAACACGTCGGTGTCGACGCCGCGCTGACCGGTCTGCTCGAAGCTGACCTGCTTCCACGGGCCGATGGTCCTGATGACCGCGCCGCTGGGGTTGGCCAGCCACAGCGGGCACTGCCCCATGCTCACAAGGTCCGGCGCCATGCTGATCTCCGTGTACAGCACCGGGTGGAAGCCGGGGAAGTGCTTCTGGAGCTCGGCCGCGAACCCGGCCGCCGCGCCGTTCATCTGCAACGCGGTGAGCCCGTCCAGGCCGCCGTCTTCCGCGTCGAGGGCGAGCAGGCAGCCCGCGCCGAGCCCGGCCCGCTTGGCGGCCTGCAGGAAGTACTCGGCCTGGCTGGCACCGCTGAGCCCGGCGTGGAGGAAGTGGTAGCCGCCGGGCGTGATGCCGAGTGCGCGCATCTGCGCGATGTTGCGCAGCGCGTCCGGGTCGGTGAAGGTCAGGCCCTCGCTGACCTTGGTGAACGCGAAGCCGACCTTGCCCTTGTACGTGTTCCAGTTGAACGATGCGCCCTGGCCTGCGGCGCTGACGTCGATGCCGTTGAGTGTCATGGTTTCCTCCAGATCTGCCACCAGCGGTCGCGCCGGGGGCGGTAGCGGTTGCAGCCGTCGGGCCGGCCGCAGTAGGTGCCGTGGTTGTGGTGGCGGTGCGTGCCACTCGGGCAGCCGCAGGCGGTGCAGGTCATCAGATGATCCCTACTTGCAGGAGGCCGTGACCGGACGGCGCTGCCGCCGCCGCGTAGACCGCGACGATGCCCGCCCAGTCCGGCGCGTCTGACAGTGTCCACGCCAGGCCCTGCGCGCTCGTCGTGGTGACGATGTTGTCCGCCGCCGCGCCGGCCTCGATGCTCCCGTTCCCGGTCGAGTAGACGCTGCTCGCGCCGGACGTGGTCAGCGTGATCGTCTCAGTTGTGCCCGTGTCGTCGACGAAGCCGCCGAACACGAGGCTGCCGGTCGCGGGAGGCGTCACGTTGCCGGTGGCGACCGAGCCGCTGGTGCCGCTGCCGCTGTTGGTGGCCGACGGGGCACCCGTGGCCACCCCGGCGTAGGAGCGCGCGCCCGTGACCCCGAACGCCGCCGACCCGAACGTGACCGTGACGTGGTAGCTCCCCGACGCCGGCAGGGTGATCCCGTCGGCCCGCCAGACGGACAGGTCGTTCAGCCCGAACGTGCCGCTGGTGAAGTGGGCATCGCGGGTGAACGTCTTCGGCGTGGTCCCGTTGTCGACGACGCCGGACGGGGCGACGGTGCCGCCGACGAAGACCAGCACCTTCGCCCCCGCAGCCGGGTTCGTCCCGAACGTCAGTACCGCCGTGGTGGCGCTGTTGACGTTGACCCCGGTGGCGGTCTGCCCTCGCGTGACCGTCATCAGTAACCGAGCCCAGCGCCGAGGAAGCACCACTTGCTGATGCCCGCGTCGTACTCGAACGCCGCTATGTCCGTCTTGCTCGCGCCCGTGCTCAGCACCGGCGCACTGCTCGCGCCGAAGTCGTAGGCGGTGCCCCATGCCACGGTCCGCGAGCCGGTGGCGTCCTGCTTGATGCGGAACCGGATGACCTGCCCGTCTACCGGGTTGGTCGGGTTGGCGATCGTCCCGGTGCTCGCGGTGAGCGTGAGGTTGAACGCGTTGCCGAAAGCGGCGTCGACGGCGATGCTCGTGCCGAAGGTGAGGGCGGTTACCGCCGGGGCCACGGGGCCCACGGCGGTGCCGCTGTTGAACCCGTTGACGGTGAAGTTGGTGATCGCGCTGGAGTCCTCGTTCGACAGCGAGACCGTGGCGCCGTTCCACACGCCGCTGAAGCTGTTCCCGTCGACGGTGGCGACTACGGTTGAGGTGCTGTCCTGGCCGTTGAGGGTGATGCCGTACATGGTTCCGGTGATCGTGCCGGTCGGCCCGCTGAACTGGTTGCCCGTGACCGCGACGGTGCCCTGCTCACCGGAGGCGGCCGCGAAGGCGACCGCGATCAGTGTGCTGCCCGCGTTGCCAGCGTCGCCCAGGTTGAACGTGTTCCCCGAGATGACGCTCCCGGCGCCGCCGTCGGCCACGAACACTGACCCGAAGTCGACCGCGATGTAGAAGTCGCTGGTGGCCGAGTCGCCCCACGTCTCGAAGTAGTTGCCGACCACGCGGGTCTCGTACGGGCGGCCGACGATAACGGACCCGTCGTAGCCGAAGAAGTGGTTCCCGTCGATCTTCCAGCCCGCGAACGTCCCAAATGCGATCGCCGGGTTAACCCCGGTGCCGGCCTCGAAGATACTGTCGGTGACGTAGCCGTCGGTGAACGCGCCGGACGGGTCGTTGGAGGCGAGGCTGCCGCCGTTGTTCTGGTACCACTGGCAGCGGTGGAATCGGTTCTGCACCGCGCCCCCGCCGCTGATGATCTGCGTGCCGTTCGCCGTGCAGGCGTCCAGCCTGATGCCCTCGCCGATGTTGTAGCCGAACGTGCAGTCCTCGACGTAAGACCAGTAGTTGTTCATCACGAGCAGGTGGCCGTCGCCGCTGGCCTGCGGCACCGACGGCGGGCCGCCGAAGTACATGTCCCGGATGGTGACCGGCGCGCTGGCCTGCGTCGCGGTGTTGGCCGCCCACCCGACCGGGGCGGCGAGCGCGGCCAGGTTGCTGCTGTCGGCCATCTGCAGGCCGGTGGCCTGGTTGATGCCCTGGTAGGTGAGGCCGCCCGCGAACTGGATCGTGCTGCTGACCGTGTAGAGCTTGTCGAACAGGATGGTGCTGCCCGCCGGGGCCGCGTTGATCAGGGCCTGGATGAGCGTCGTGTCGGCGCTCGTGTTCGTGCCGGTGCCCCCGGCGAGCCCGATGTTAATTACCCCCGGCTGCACCGCCGCGCCGAGCGCCGCGAGGGTGGCCCACTTGTCCGCGCCGGCTGACCCGTGCGGGTTCGTCGTGGTGTCGGCCGGGTCGACGAGCACCATCTTCCCCGCCGGCGTCGGGGTCACCCACTGCGACAGCCCCGTGGTGCCGGACGAGCCGCCGATCGAGTAGTCAGTCATCGCTTCCCTTTACAGCCGAGGTCCGGGCCGAGCTGGGCAAGCGGCGCGAGCTTGACCACCAGCTGCTGCTCGAACGCCCGCGACGGGTTGTCAGCCGGGTTGCCGGCGGGCGGCTTCAGCCTGGCCACGCCGGCGAGCGGTTCCAGGGACGTGCACAGCTTCTGCTCAAGCAGCTCGCCCTGGCGCTGCTGGCCGGCCTGGCTCGCCTGGTAGTTGTGCACCGCCGCCAGGTACGCCGCCACGCCGATCACCACCGCCACCGCGAACAGCACCACCATCGACCACAGCGGCGTACTCACCCGCCGGTTAAGCGCCAGGCGCATCACGGCCTCCCGCAGGCGACGACGAGGGCGACGGTGACGGCGACGGTGACGGCGGCGAGGACTCCCCATGACCAGGCGCGGGACCAGACGGCCCGGACAACAGCAGCATGGCCACGTGCGAGATAGCCGCCGGGGCCAGGAGTGACAGCCCTGTCAGTTCCAGTCCCCCGTTGGGGACCGCGCTCAGCCCCTGCCTGATGAGCAGCCATGCCCCCAGGCCCGTGCCGACCACGTCCTTGAGCAGTTGCAGTGCCGTCAGCCACCACTTCACTTCGCCTCACTTTCACTATCAGGGGCGGGCGCGTCCGGATGCGCGCGCCCGGTGTGATGCCTGTACAGGTCAGCCGCGATCCGCCGCGCGGCCGCCGCGTCCCTTGCCGCCCTGCCGCCGATCAGCCGGCCGATCGGCCCCCGGAACACGAAGGCGGCCGCCGTCGTGATGACGAACTCCAGCGGAAGCGCCCCGATGTTCCCGCCGGTCCACGCCCAGTAGTGATGCCACAGGCTCACCGTGATCCCCTCCCGTCAAGCCACACGCCGAGCCGCACGCCCGTGTACGTGCCGGCGTAGTCCCCGGCCAGCCGCGCCGCGACCACCGCACCGGACAGCAGCACGTCGCCGCCGACGAGCAGCGACCCGCCGACCGCGCCGAGCGACGCCAGCCCGCACGCGTCCTGCAGCAGGTCGCACAGCGCCGCCCGGTGCGCCCGGCCTGATCCCTCGGCCCGCACCATGACCACGCACAGCACGTCCTGGCAGAACATCGCCAGGAACGCCAGCGGCACCAGCAGCCACGTCATCACTGCACCTGCCAGGCGAGCAGTGACGACCCGGCCAGGACGGTGGTCGCGACGGTGCTGGTCGCCGAGTGCTGCGACCAGATCAGCTGCAGCGTCCCCGGCGTCGCCGCCGTGTCGATGGTGCCCTTCATGACGCACGAGACCGGGCTGCTCGCGCCGTTGGAGTCAAGCGTCGTCAGGCTCGACTCCGTCTCCCACCAGCCGTTCGTGGCGACCTGGCTGCCGCTCGCCCCGGTCATGCCGTACAGGACGTAGCCCATCGTCGCCCCGGACGGCACCGTGAAGCCGACCTTGATGTCACCGGTCCCCGTCGCGTTGCCCGTGTAGCCGAGCACGCACGAGAACCTGTACACGGCGCTGGCCAGCAGCGGCAGCAGCAGCGCGTCATCGTCCTGCGGAACGTTGCTGTTCGGCCCCGACTCGCTCACCGGCTTGTACGCGGCCAGCGGCGCGATGCCGCGCATCGCGGGCCCGCTCAGCCGGCCGCCGGGGAAGAACTCGTCGTCTGCGCTCACTGGACCTGCCACGCGTCGAGCGCCGACCCGGCGAGCACGGTGGGCGACGTGCCGCTGCCCGCGTTCCGCGCCCACTGCAGCTGCATCGTCCCGCCCGTGCTGCCCACCGAGATCGTGCCGGAGGCGACCGCGCCGACCGGGACACCGGACCCGGCGGTGCCCAGCGCCGGCGTAGACGACTGCGTCTCCCACGCCCCGGCGGTGGCAACCCCGCCCGTCGTGTTCCCCTCCAGCGCGTAGACCATCGTCGCCCCGGACGGCAGCGACCAGCCGAGCTTGATGTCGCTGCTGCCCCCCGTGCCGCCCTCGTAGCCCAGCACCAGCTCGAAGTAGTAGACGGAGTTGGCCTGCACCGGCAGCAGCAGGGCGCTGTCGTTCGCCAGGGTGCTGCCTGACCCCGCCTGGTTGGTGCCCTTGTAGGCGGACAGCGGCGCCACGCCCTGCGCCATCGCGGCCGTCAGGCGGGCGCCGGCCTGAACCTGGCCGAGAGCAGTCAAGCTGGCCTCCTAGGTGAGTGACAGGATCGGCGGGAACCACAGGCGCACGTCGCTGCCTGCGGCAAGGGACTTCTCAACGCCGTTAACCGCGGGCGTGACAGTAAAGATCTGGGGGCTCGACGAGCCGGTGATGCTCGTAACCGTCAGCCGCATGCCGCTGACGTTGACGTCGAACGGGAAGTCAGCCGCCGCCGTCGTCCACAGCGGGAAGCCGGCACCCGTGCTGACCGACAGCGACGACTGCGGGTAGGCGGCCGTAGTGTGCAGCGTGGACCCGTCGGTATCCACCCGGCCGTACACCGGGTCATCCAGCACGATCACCTCATACGGCACCTCAGGCACCGCGTTGAACTCCACCGTGTGATGGAATCCGCCGAGCGACTCCTTGCTGCCGAACAGCAGCTGCTTCACCGGGTCGTACAGCACGACGTCCGGCAGGCTGGCCAGCTCGAGGTAATCCCCGACGTCGGCGTCCAGCACCGGGTAGTACAGGCCGCCGTCCTGGATCGCCGGCCGCGCCAGGTTGACGGGGATGCCCGGCCACCTCGCCTGGTCAACCGTCCCGGTGTGCACCATCCACCCGGCCACGTCCTGCAGCTGCGCGTCGTACTCGGTGTTGACGGTCTGCGTTTTCGCGTAGTCCCCGACCCCCGTCGGCGGGTTGCTGATGCTCATCGCGCTGCCGTCGTCAAGCTGCACCTGAACGGTCGCGCCCTGGGATCCGGTCGACGAGCCGCGGGTCACCGTCCAGTCGTTGGCGAGCAGCTGGTCATCGTAGGTGGGGTCAAGGCCCGAGTCGGAGCCGCCGCCGTTGACCCCGCCCGGCTGCGACTGGGCGTAGTCCATCGTCAGCCGCGGCGGCTGGGCGCACATTGAGGCCAGGGTGCGGTAGCCGAGCGCGAGCACCTGGCGCGGCTCGAACTGCTGGCCGAGGTCGGCCGCCTCAACCTCCGTCAGCAGGTCGGACAGGGTGTCGATCCCCTGCGGGCCCATCTGCGCCGAGTAGGCCGGGCTGCCGATGATGCGCGCCTGGTAGCCGTTCTCGCCCGCGAGCCGGGCGTAGCGGTCGGCGGCCATCTCCCCCGTCCAGGCGTTCAGCGGCTGGCCGAGCGCGAACAGGGAGGAGTCGGTCGCCTGCAGCGTGACGTGGCCGGCGACCGTGTCGGTGAACAGCGCGTTCGGGTTGAGTGCCACGACCGAGCAGTTGCCGACGTTGCCGCCGGCGAGGGTCACGGTCTCCGCCAGGCCGGACGACGCGCCCGGCGCCAGCGTCACCAGGGAGGCCTGCACGTTGCCGGACACGAGCTGGATCTCAACCGAGTAGTACAGCGGGGTCCCGTCGGCGCCGAACGAGAGGGGGCCGGTGTTGATGACGTCGGTGCCGCTGCTGTCGTAGCCGATCAGGCCGAGCGTGCCGCTGCCCGCGAACGCGACCACGTACAGGGCGCGGACGGTACCGGAGGTCGAGATGCGCGCCAGCGGCGCGTAGGTCAGGCCCGGCAGCAGGGTGACGGTGCCGAGCTTGCACAGCCAGCGGACGATGACGCTGCTGCCGCCGGAGTAGGGCGCGACCCGCCCGTAAAACCGCGACCCGTTGAACGTCGGCAGCGGGGCCGACGCGATGAAGCTGCTGTCGGTGGCCAGGTCCGGGGCGGGATTCTGGTCGAACGTCATCGGCAGCCCGCCGAGAGAGGCGCCGAACACGGACGCGCCCGCCGCGTCCTCCAGGCTCCAGTACGCCTGCGGCGCCAGGCTCCCGCCCTGCAGCAGGATCGCGCGCTTCATCGCCGACATCGCGTTGGCGGTGCCCTGGGACAGCCTGCGCAGCGGCCCGCCCGCGGCCGCCGTCACCGCCTGGTCGGTGCCGGTGACGTCCCACTTGGGCGGCTGGGCCGACATCTCGCCGTTGAAGCGGTAGTCGCGGCCGGACAGCTCCGCCCCGCCCGTCACCGTCCACGTGTTGCCCGGTGAGTCCGTCCACGTCGCGGCGCCCGCCGCCTGGGCGCTGAACGCCGCGTCGGCCACCACGGTCCCGCCGATGCCGTTGTACAGGCGGAAGCCGGTCACCCGCCCGTACAGCTGCCACGTCGGGTTGTTCGCCGACCAGCCGACCGTGAGCGGCACCGAGGACCCCGACCCGGAGTGCACGCTGGTGGACGCGCCGCCGGTCCCGCTGGCCGCGGTCCCCAGCTGCGTCCACGTCCCGTCGATCCCCGTCGAGGTGTAGTGGGTGACCGTGCCCGTGGTGACGTCGAGCGTGACCCTGACGGCCCTGGTCCCGGCCGGCAGCGGGGCCGTCGACTGGACAAAGTGCAGCGCGCTGCCGTCCCACCACCAGAACTGCATGGTCCCGTCAGCGTCGGTGTTCCAGATCCAGCTGCTGGCCGAGGTGCCGTCGAACTTGCCGGCCAGGTCGCACGCCCGCCAGTCCGACATGCGCAGCGCGATCCGCACTTCCAGGCTGCCGGTGATGTCCAGGCGGCTCGCCTCCGGGGCGTAGGCGTAGGCGCCCACGCCTGCCTCAAGCCGCAGGTACGTGCTCGCGGCGGGTACCGACCAGCGCACCGGCGTGTTGCGGCCGAGCATCCCGAAGTACGGGGACAGCGGGTTGAGCGGGCTGAACCGGCCGTCGCGGTTGTTCCACTCCCACGTGCACGCCGCCGGGTTGGCGGTGCTCGACTCGTCGGGACGGCCGCGGGTGATCGAGATGGGCGGCGAGGTGCCCGCCCGCTGGTAGGCGTAGCCGCTGACGTCGGTGTAGGTGGTGCCGAGCAGCAGTTCACAGCGCAGGTCGAGGGGCGCGTACGGGAACACCGGCGGGACGAAGGGCGTAACGGGCAGCGCCGCGGCGGTGACCTGGGCGACCGGGAGCGCGACGAAGACCGGGGCCGACGGCGCCAGCGGGTGCCCGGCCGCCGTGACCTGCGCGGCAGGGAGCGGGACGGATACCGACGGCAAAGGTAGCGGCGCCGCTACGTTGACCTGCGCGGCAGGGAGCGGCACCTTGGCGGCCGGAGCCGGCAGCGGGGCGGCCACGGTGACCGCGGCAGCCGGGAGCGAGACGGGCCCCGCGGCCGACGCCGGGGAGTAGGCGGCTACCGCCTCCTGCGCGACCGGCAGCGGGACCGATGCGACAGGAGCCGGCAGCGGGGCGGCCACCTCGACAGCCCCGGCAGGAAGCGCGACAGGTCCGGCTGCCAGCGACGGGACGGGCGCCGAGACGGCGACCTGGGCGACGGGCAAGGCGACGAAGACGCTGGTGTCCGGGGTCAGCGCGAAGCCCGCGGCGTTGACCTGGGCGACGGGCAGCGGCACGGAGACGGCCGGGACGGGCAGCGGGGCCGCGGCATCCACCTGTGCCGCGGGCAGGGCGACCGGGCCCGCGGCCAGTGACGGGAGCGGGGCCGAGACGGCGACGGCGGCCGCCGGGAGCGGCACCGACACGACGGGAACGAGGGCGAGGCCGGCCACGGAAACCTGGGCGACGGGAAGGGTCAGCGCCCCGGCGGGTACCTCGGTGGCGAGCGACCCGCCGTCCTCCGTCAGCAGGCCGCCGCCCGCCTCGCTGCGGATCACCCCGGCGGTTATGCCGCCGCCGGTCACCGTGTTCGCGGCAGCGGCCACCTGGGCGACCGGGATCGCAACGGGGCCCGCGGCGAGCGCGGGCAGCGGGGCCGCCGCGGTGACCTGCGCGACAGGAAGGGAAACGGACGTGCCCGAGCCGACCTCGACGTCCATGCCGAAGTTGCTGCCGGCGGTACCGGACTGCGTGGCCGGGAAGGCGAGCGCCGTCCCGATGTTGTACCAGCCCTGGCTCAGGGCCGAGGTGGACTCGTCCTTCGGCGCGGTGATGATGCCGGAGGTAACAGGCCAGGTCACGGAGTAGAACGAGAACCAGCGGTTAGCCGCGTCGTTCCTGAACGCGACGGCCATGTAGTTCGTGCCGCTGGCCAGGGTCGGCGGCGAGGTGAACGCCGCGTAGCACCAGCCCGACCCGGCCGCCGCCGCGGTTCCGCCGGGGCCCGTGAGCCAGGTGGCCGCCTGCGCGGCCACCACCACGGTGCCGGTGGACGGGCTGGCCTGCGTGCTGTAGAGGCCGATAGACGTCGGGAGCTGCGTGTCCGATGACGAGCTCCAGTGCCAGGTGCCCTCTAGCGGGGCCGCGGCCGAGACGGTGAAGTGCAGGCCGTTGGTGCCGTTGTTGCCGGTGCCGGCGGTGATCGTGCCGGTCGGGGTGGCCTGGCTGAACAGGCTGGTCACGGCGAGCCCGCCGCGATCGTCAGCGCCACGGCGGTCTCACCTCCTCCTGCGCGCCGTACGGGAAGGGTCAGACCGCGGCGGTGAAGGTGGCCAGGCCGGAGGCGTTGACCGTCAGCGTGAACGTGGTGCCGGAGACCGACTGCGTGCCGCCGAGGTCGAAGATCGCCAGCAGCGGGCGGGTCGCATCGGTCGTCGAGCTGGCCGTCTCGTCGTGGATCCACGCGTAGTTCGTTGAGAACGTTGAGCTAGTCCACGCGGGGTTAGCCGCGGTGAACTCGACGACCAGGGCGGACTGCGACCACGCGACGCTAGTCAGGCTCTGCCGGCTGTAGCCGGTGCCGCTCACCTCGGTCAGCGCCGAGCCGCTGTTGGCGAGCAGGTCGCTGACGAACTCGTACGCCTCGGTGGTCGTCCGCGAGGCGTTCAGGGTGCCGGAGGCGATCAGGCCGACCTTGAACGTGTCGGTCGACATGTTCACCAGGGCCTTGCCCATGTGGTTGAGCAGGAACTTCGGCTGCGTGTACGCGGTCAGGGCCACTTGCTGTCTCCTTGGTTAATGGTCATCAGTTGCCGAAGGCCTTCTGGACATCGCCGCCGCCGATGACGCGGACCCGCTGGCGGAACCACTGCTCGAACTTGTCCGAGCTGTTGCCCTGGAACTGCAGCTGCACCGTGTGCGCGCTGCTCGTGCCCGCGGCACCCGCTCCCCCGGCCGCAGAGCTGCCGAGCCCGGCGCGGGCCACCTGCGTCCCCAGCTGCTGCATCGTGCTGCGCAGCTTCGGCGCCGTGGACTGGACGCCGTTGATGGCGCCCTGGACGATGTTGGCGCCGTGCTCGAAGAACACCCGCGACGGGGAGAAGATCTTCAGCGGGTCGGTGAAGTAGCTGGCCACGTCGGACGCCAGGCCGGCCATGATCGACGGGATGTCAGCGGCTGCATTGAGGATGCCGTTGATCAGGCCCTTGATGATGTTCTCCCCGGCCGTCAGCATCTCGCCGGGCAGCCGCGCCAGGAACGAGAGGATCTTGCCGGGCAGCTGGCCGATGTACTGCAGCACCTCGCTGATCTTGGATTTCACGGTGGCGACCAGGTTGTCCCAGGCGGTCGCCGCGTCGTGGCGCACGTTGTCCCATGCGGTGGCGATGTCGTGACGGATCGTGTCGAACGCCTTGACGATGTCACCCGGGATCGCGTCGACCTTCGCCGCGATGTCGTGGCGGATGTTGTCGAACGCCGAGGCGATGTCATGGCGCAGCCCGTCGAGGGCGGCTACCACGTCGTGCCACCCCTGATCGAACGCCTGCTTGATCTGCGCCCAGTGCTGGTGGATCTCCATCACCGCGGTGCCGATCGGGTCGAGCAGGATGGAGAGGATCAGCTTCCAGTGCGCCTTGAGGAAGTTGATCACCCCGTCCACTGCGGCGGCGATGTCGTGACGTATCCGGTCGAACACGCTGGCGATGTCATGCGCGGCCGTGGCCACGGCATGGCGCACCGTGTCGAACGCGGCGGCGACCGCGTGCCAGTGCTTCACCAGCTCGACGATCCCGATGGACAGCAGCGCGATAGCGCCGATGAGCAGCATCCACGGGCTGACGGCCATGGCCGCGTCGAGGATGCCCTGCGCGACCGCCCACAGCCTGATGCCGCCCGCGATGGCCACGAAGCCGACCGCCAGCGCCTGGATGACGCCCGGCGGGATCGCGCTCACGATCGCCGCCAGCGCCGTCGCGATGTCCGCGACCGCCGTCGCGACCACCGGGGTGAACACGTCGAGCAGCGCGCCGACCAGCGGGACGACCGCGGGCAGCAGGGTGCCGAGCGGGCCGAGGGCCGAGGTCGCGACCTTGATCAGGGCGTTGACGATCTTGAGGATGGCGTCCTCTGTGCTGCCGGTGGTGAACGACTCGAAGAACTTCCCGACCAGCCCGGCGAGCGTCGGCAGCACCTGCAGCAGCGGGCCGAGCGCCTGCGTCGCCAGCTTGATCAGGGCGTCGACCACGTCGACCAGGCCGTCAGAAAGAGCCACGGTGAGCGCGCCGAAGAAGTCCTCCGCCGGGCCGACCAGCTGGCCGAGCACCTTGCCCAGCGAGGTCAGCACCGTCTCGGCCAGCTTCGTCAGCGGCGGCAGGATCGCCATGACGGCCCCGGCCAGCGCCCCCGACAGCGATGCCCCCAGTCCCGTGGCCAGCCCCGCCAGCTGGCTGATGATCGGGGCGGCCGCCTTCAGGACCCCGTTGACGAGCTGGCCGAGCGGCCCCGCCACGTCCTCGATCGCGTCCTCCAGCGCGCCGAACGCCCCCGTGTTCTCCATCGCGCTGAACACCTGCGCGAGCGCCCCCGCCAGCGCGGTGAAGCCAGGGGCCGCGGCCTTCACCACCGAGGCGACCGCCTGCAGCGCCCCCGACAGCGACGTCAGGATCGCGCCCGCCAGCGAGCCCAGGATCTTCCCGATGGTCAGCAGGCCGGGCATGATCGCGTCGATCGCCCCGCCGAACGCCTGGATGACCGGGGCAAGCGACCCGGCCAGCGACGCGGCCAGCTTCCCGATCACCGGGAACAGGCCGTCGAGCAGGTCACCCAGCATCTTCAGCACCCCCGCCGACGCCTGCACCGCGGGGGCGAACGCCTGGAACATGCTCCCCAGGTCATAGCCCAGCCCGGCGATGATCCCGGCCAGCGCCTGCACCGCCGGCTGAGCCGCCTTCATCAGCGAGATGAACCCCGGCAGGATCCCGCCGACCAGGCCCTCGATCGCGTAGGTGAACGGCTGGATCATCGGGGCGAGCGCGGAGAAGACTTCCTTGACCTGCGGGCCAATCTGCTGCATGAACGAGCCGAGCTGCTTGAACGCGTCCTCAAGCGGGGCGATCAGCGGCTGCGTCGCCTGCGTCATCACGCCCTTGAGCGTGGACACCAGCGACGTCCCCGCGTTCTTCACGCTCGCGTTCGTCGAGATCAGGAACGCCGCGCCCAGCCCGATGCCAGCCGCCGCGCCGAGCCCGGCTGTCAGCGCCGGGAGCGCCGCCAGCCCGGACAGCACCCCGCCCGTGATCAGCGCGGGAAGCGACATCGGCGGCTTGACGTAGGAGACGAAGCCCTTCGCGAAGCTGTCGCCCGTCTTCTCTCCGGCCTGCTTCGCGTTATCCGGCGCCTTGCTGCCGAGCGCGTCGAGGGCCGTGTCGACGGCGAGCACCGAGGCGAGCGCCTTGTTCGCCCCGGCCACGTCGATCTTCGGGTTGGCGACCTGCTTGCCGATCGCGTCGAGCCTGACCTGCAGGGCGGCGAGCTTAGCCGCGCCGTCCTTGGTGTCGACGTTGGCCTGCGCCTCCGCTACCTGCTTGTTCAGGTCGGCGAGCCGCGCCTTGAGCTCGTCGAGGTCCGGCTTCGCGCCGTCGGTCGCTTTGACCGATATCGATACGTAGTTGTCCGCGATGACTACTCACCCCCCTCCGGCTTCCCGTCTTCCTCGCGGTGGCCGAGCTCGTAGACGTCGAGCATCCGCAGCAGGTGCGCGGGCTCGTTCATCACCTGCGACGGCAGGCAGTGCCAGCGGTCGCAGAGCCCGATAACAACCTCTGCGGCGACGAGCTCGGCAGGGCGCTCGACAGTGCTGCCATCGCTGCGAGTTCCTCCGCCGAGGTCCCGCCAGATTCCGAGCTCCCTGGCAAAGGGGGCGGCGCCGACGACACCGCCTTGATCCACGCGGTGATCACCGCCATGACGAACGCCGTGTCCTGCGACATGACCCCGTCGAGCGTGGCCGGCACCGGCTCGCCCTTGCGGTCCTCGACGTTCCACTCCTCGACGAGGCCCGCGAACATGGAGAACAGGACCCGCATCTGCGACAGGTCGCCGCTCTGCATCCCCTGGGCCAGCTCGCCGATCTCCAGCAGCATCCCGAGCGGCACGCTGTCCATCCGGACCTGCAGGCCCTCGTGCTGGGTGCCCGTGAAGTCCAGGTCGGACCCGGTCGACGGCGGACGGTAACCCATCAGCTGTTGACCCAAGAAGGACTTGTGCCGTCCTGAAGGGCTGCGTCAGCCGACCACGTAAGCTCGCCGCCGTTGCCGCGCGCCACGTCGTAGGAGCTGAACAGCATCTCCATCGACAGGTTCGGGGTGCTGACCGCGGTCGGGGTGATCGCCACGGTGCGGGTCACGCTCGTGCTCGGCACCGACGACAGCACCGCGTGCGACATGTTCGCCGCCGCGTTGAAGACGCCCTTGAACTGGACCGTGCCGTCGGCGAGCAGCAGCAGCCGCTCGTGCGCGTACTTGTCCACGCCGGTGGTGTCCTGCACCGCGCGCGGCGTGGCAATGGTGAAGTCGCCGACGTCGTTGCTGACGTCCTGCGCGTCGCCGCTGGCGTCGTCGATTGAGATTGTCGCCCCGAGGCCGGAGGTCTTCAATTGGTTACCCCTTCCTTGCGCCGTCGGCCAGGCGGCCGCCGTGCTCCATCAGGTCGTCGCCCCAGTCGGCGAGGCGGGTGTGCGCGACCGGCAGCGCGCCGCCGCCGGGGCGCACCAGGAACCTCGCCGGGCGGGTGCGGTGCTCGCGGAAGCACCGCTGATGCGGGGCGAACCGGAACACGGTCACCGTCGTGCCGGGGAACTCCACGTAGTCGCGGCCGGTCTGCCCGGAGCGGATCAGCATCGCGACCTTCCCGCCCATGTCGTCCGCCTCGTCGCAGACGGTTTCCCAGCCGTCGCGCCACTGGTCGCAGCCCACGTCCTCGCAGGCCGCGACGATGGTGGTGTCACGCGGGAGCTTGATCACGTAGTCGCGAGTCGCCATCAGAAGGCAACTCCCGCCACGGGGTTCCTCGCCAGCGCCGCGGCGAACGTGGCCGACGTGAACGTGCCCGACGTCGACACGCGCAGGTAGCGGTCCACCGTCGCAGTGTTGGCCACCGCGACGCGCTGGCCGGCCGGCGCGGCGGTGACCGCGGTGAACGCCAGCAGCGTCGACCACGTCGAGTTGTCCGCGCTGTGCTCCACGGTCACCGTCACCGACGTGCCGGCGAACGCGGTCACCTGCAAGTAGGCCTGCGCGCCGAAGGCGGACGACGCCCCGCCGTCGAGGTCCGCGCCGTGGGTCGCCGTCGTGTCCGTGCGCAGGCCCGGCGTCAGCAGCTCGCACCACTCGGTCCCGAAGCCCTGGCCCTGGCACTCGGTCTTCATCGTCAGCTCGCCGCCGTTGCCGCGCGACGGGTCGTAGTTGACCTGCTTGCTTTTGAGGCAGGCGGCGGGCGAGCCGATCGCCTGCGGCGGGACGAGGAAGCTCGCGATCACGTCCGCGACCGGCAGCGAGTCCAGCACCGGCACGCTGTTCGCGTCGTTCCAGAACGAGGTGAACGACATGGTGCCGTCGCGCAGCCCGCCGATCCGCTCGTGCGCGTACTTGTCGATGCCGGTCACGTCGAGCAGCGCGACCGTGCCGCCGATCGTGTCCACCGCGCTGATGTCGCCGGAAAGGTTGTAGCCGCCGACAAGGAGCGCCGCGGCGAGTCCGCTCTGCTTTCCGCTCATGGCACCTGACTCCAGACGTCATCGACGATGAGGGGTATGACGATCTCGGCCACGCGGAAGTCCTGGCCGTCGTGCTCGATGTAGCCCGCCTCCGCCGACAGCGGGTTGCCCCACCCGCCGAGCAGGTCGACCGCGGCGACGTCGCCGTTGAGCGTGAACGCGCCGCTGAACGCGGCGATCACCTGCGAGGTCAGCGCCATCAGCTGCGGGTCGATGTCGTCTTCGGGGCGGGACCTGAAGTTCATGTAGACACGGCCGCGGAACTCGATCCGCGCCGACGTCGCCGCCAGTCCGCTGAAGCCGCGCGCCGGGCCGATACCCGACCACCACAGCGCCAGCGCTGGCAGTGCCGTGGGCGCGGCCTTGGGCTCGTGCTTTATGACGCTGCTGCGGAACGCGCCGATCTCCGCGCACGGGCTGACGATCCGCGCGAACAGCGTGTTCACGGCTTCCTGGTCGAAGGTGAGGATCACGAGCCGCCGCCCATCCGGGGCAGTACCTTCTCAAGCTCCGTCTGGGCGATGCCGGGGGCGAGCTTGTTGAGTTGCGTGCGGGTCTTGCGGAACAGGTGGTAGCCCTTGAACTTCGCCGACGTGTTCCGCTTGCTGGTGCCTTCCAGCCACGGTGCCCAGGCGACGCCGCGCTGCTGCGGGCCGGGGATGACCGCCACGGTCGGCGACTTGCGGACGACCTTCAGCGCCGACTGGAAGCCGCCACGGGCGCGGCCGGTCTTGTTCATCGGGAACGCGCGCAGCATCTCCACGCCCTTGTCGGCGATGGCCTGCGTGGTGTTCGTCGCCCAGTCCTGCGCGGCCTTCTCCGCCTCGCCGTTGGACAGCGGGCCCTCGGTGCGGCAGTCGACCTTGATCTTCAGCGAGCCCATCAGTGCACCCCGCACGTGTGCTTGCCGGGAACGCAAGCGGCCGCGTATATCTGGCCGCCGACGGCACGCCATGAGCAGCCGCACTGCAAGCAGGCTCCGGTTTCATGGCCGTGCAGCTGCACGCGCTGCAGCGGCCCGTGGCCGTACGCGCAGAATCCCTCGGCAATGGTCAGCGCGAAATTGGGCAGCTTCAGCCGGTCTAGGCCGTCGCCGATGATCGGGAACTCTGGGTTAGACACCGCGCTGCCTCGCTTTCCTACCGTGCCGCACCCTGGCCTCAGCCCACTTGTCGGCCAGCGCGACGCCGGGCGCGGGAGCCTGGTTCTCCCCCGTGCCGACCGTCCGCGCGTAGCCGCTGCCTTCTTGCATCAGCTGGTTGTTCGACTCGGCGATAGCGAGGTCCCTGATCAGGTGCGGCACCCGGTGCCGGAACACCGCCGCGCCCTCGGTGTAGGTAGAGGCGGTGGTGCCGAGGACCCCGCGCAGCACCGACCACTGCCGCATCGCGTACACCGTCGCGTCGGAGTGAGAGGCGAGGGTGGTGCCGTTGAACGCGCGCCGCACCGTGGCCACGCCGGAGACGATCTTCTCCACGTACATGTCCTCGCTGTCGAGGGTGATCACCTCGCCCGCGTTCAGCGCCCCCGAGCCGGTCACGGTCAGCGCCTGGTCGGCGGTGTCAGCGGTACCCGCCCCCGCGCCGGACTGGGTGAGGCCGGTTGCCACCGGGGACGCGTCGGTGATCAGCACCCGCTCGCCCAGGTACGGCTGTACCGCCCCGGCGTGCGGAGCCAGCAGCGGGAACGGGGCATCGCCCCGCCCGTAGCCCAGGATGACCAGGTTGCCCGGTCCCGCCTGGCTGCCGTCGCTGACCGTGACCGTCGTGTCAGTGAGGCCGACGTCGTCGGCGAGCGTCCCGGCCGGGTCGGCGTCCGCGCCGTAACCCCACGTCGCGGTGATCGCGATGCTGTTCTGCGGGGTCTGCGCGTTGTTCCCGAACTGCGCGTTCGTGCTCCGGTCCAGCTCGATGTAGGAGTAGAACGGGCGGCCCTTGACCGGGTTGCTCCACGGCAGCAGGAAGAACTGATCGGGGGTGATCGTCACGCCGCCGGAGACCAGCGACGTTATGCACACCATGTCGTTGTCGTCCGTCCATAGCCGCCACGGGTTCGCGTACTGGCCGCCGCCGCTGCCTCCCTGCGAAGGCCAGTCATAGAACCTCACGTCGTCGCTTGGGTAGAAGACGCGCTTCAGTCCCCCGTCGATGTTCTCCGCCGCGCTCATCAGCGCCCGGTCGATCGCGCTGTTGACGTCGGTGCCCGGCGTGAAGTCCACGCTCCGCTGCGCCTCGTAGCGGTTGCAGTAGGCGACGCGGTCTATGTAGATGCTCACCGCGACCACCGCCTACGCTGGGCAGGGGCAGGCCGGTAGCTCAATGGACAGAGCACCGTGTGGCAGTCGCAATCGGCCGAACGCGTAACCGCCTGGGATCGGAGGTTGCGGGGTTCGAATCCCCGCCCGACCTGCCCCCTCATGACCAGCTCACCGCCCACGCCTCGCTGACCCGCGCGGGCCACGGCGTGAACAGCTCACCCCACGACCACCAGCCGTCACGCGTGGCCAGCACCGCGTGCGGGCCGGGCACGTCGATACGTAGGATCAGCGCAGGGAGTGCCGGTAGCTCAGCGGCAGAGCACCGAGCCGGCCTAGCGTTAAACGGTTGTCGCGGGTTCGAGTCCCGCCCGGCACTCCCCCCTAGGATCGGGTCATGGAAGTCACCGGCGAGGAAGTCCTCGAATGGGCCGAGCGCAAAGGCTTCATCCTGAGCGAGTGGCAGCGGGAGATGATCCTGCGCGCAGACTGGTCGAAGCCGTTCGAGCTGCACCCGCTGTGGCCGGAACCCCGCAAGCCCGTGCTCACCCGCCGTGTCCAGCGCCGCACCCAGACTCGCGCCGAGCGCAGGCGAGCCGGCAAGCTCCCACAGCCAGGCCACCTCGTCATCGTGGACGAACTGACCCGCCAGCCTTAGCGACTGAGCGACCGCCTCGAACGAGCACACCGGCAGCAGGTCACCGACCGCGAACCCGGCCTTCCCCTCGGCCTTCAGGTGAGCCAGGTGTGCAAGGTGCAGCTGATGCGCGTCGGGAACGGCGTGCTTCGCTACAGGCTTCGCGCTCTTCGCCTTCGTCGTCGTCTTCTTGGTCGCGGTCTTCGCCTTCGTCGTCGTCGACTTGGCCTTCGCCGGGGCAGCGGCCTTCTTCGGCTTGGCAGCCGTGGTTACCTTCGCGGTCACAGCGGGCTCACCTGGCCGCCGCTGTCGAGGCGCGTGGGCGGATTCCAGTCACGGGGGTACTGCCACCCGTCGTACTTGCAGTACAGCTCAACGCCCGAGCCGCTCTTCGCGCTCGGGGCGTTCACCAGCGGCTCGCCGTCATTCGGGCACGCCACCGGCGGGTTGCTCCAGTACGCGTCGAACTCCTGACGGCTCTGCTCGAAGACGCTGTGCAGGCCGTACCAGCCGCCCCGCTGCTCAGCCACCAGCAGCCCCCGGAGGGGCAGCACGACGCGGCGGGGTACGCGCCGGCGGAGCGGGCACGGGCGGGGCAGGGTCCGGCTCAGGGACGACGGGAACGGGCTCAGCGGCAGGAACCGGGACGTCAGCAACGGGAGCCACCGGGGCAGCCTCCGGCACGTCGGCAACCACGTCAGCGACGGCAGGGGCCGCCGCGTCCTCGTACGACACGCGGCCGAACCTGTTGATCTTCGGCATCCCGTCCTCCTCCGTGTGCTCCGTCGAGCGGCACGACGGGCAGCACGGCGCACCGGGAGCCCACGGGCTCCCGCACGCACCGCACCGCCACCGGCCCTCAGTCATCAGGCGCCCGGTGCCACCAGGCTGTCCGGGCTGCGCTGCACGGCCAGCCCCTGCAGCAGCGCGAGCGAGCCCGCGATCTGCGCCGCCGCAGTCGTCCCCGCCGACAGGTTCACGTAGGAGAAGCCCGCGTCCAGGTCCTCGTTCAGCACCGGGATCGCGAGCATCTCGTAATCGGCGGCCGTCGCCAGCACCGTCGCCGCCGCGGACTGCGTCACCTCGGTCCAGACCTCAGCGCCGGTCAGGTCGCTAGTCGGCGTCGCGTTCTTCTTCACCCAGTAGTGATCGATCACCGCCAGGTTCTGCGCGCTGCCGCCCGCGGCGGACTTCGCCTCCTGCAGCGTCAGCGTCGCGTTGTCGCCGCTGGTGCCCGCCTTGAACTGGACGACGAACCACACGCCCTCCGCCGCCTTCAGCGACACCCACGCGCCGGTGATCCCGGCGCTGTGGAAGTCCTGCGGGGTCCAGCCCTGGGACAGGTCGAAGTCAAGTCCCAGCCTCTCGATGCCAGCCATTTGCTTCTCCTCCTACGCCGCAGCGGCGCCGAGAATGACGACCGGGGAGACGGTCTCCGCGGCCTCTGTCGTCGCGGGCCCGGGAGCCCAGTACCGGCCGTCGATTCTTGCCTTGACCCGGTAGTTGATGATGTCCGCGGGGAACCCGGACCCGGCCGCCGACCGCTCGATCGTGAGCTCCATCCGGTCGCCGATCAGGTAGTTGCGGAGATCGGCGAGCGCGAGGTCTCCGGGCTGCCCCGCGGCGGGCTGGTGATCGGTCACGAACGCGGGCAGGCCCAGGATCGACGGGGCGACCTGGTGCCCGTCACCGAGCGACAGCCAGGACGGCAGCGCCACCGCGGTGTCCGCCGGCGTTCCGATCCCCAGGTACATCTGCAGCCACGCGCCGAGCAGCGACGCCGAGACCAGCCACCCGACATCCGTGATGCCCGGCATCAGGCCCGCCGCCAGCGACGCCGGGTGCAAGCTGCTGAGCATGCCCGCGACGTCGGCGGCCACGACGTACGGGGCCGAGTTGCCCGCCCGCGCCACCGTCACCGCGCACGGGGCCGACAGGATGCCCTGAGGCTGGCCCACGCCGGTGCCCGCGATGAAGTAGTCGTCCTCCGCCCAGCCGTAGCCGATGGCGATCACCCGGGCGATGAAGTCGCCCAGCGCGCCCGCGGCGTCGCTTTCGAGCTCGGACGGGATGCCGACCAGGGCCGCCAGCTTCTGCGCCTCGAGCAGCGCACGGCCGAGCCCCGGCGTGCTGCTCGGGATCTCGTCGCCGTCCCCGGTGAAGCTGAACGTCAGGCCGCCGAGCGCCTGCTTGCCGTTCGCCTGCGACGGGTTGTCGACGTACGGCACGCCCATGCGGAGCGTGCCCATCGGCAGCACCATCGCCCGCGGCCGCACTACCGCCGGGGTGACGTAGCTCATCACCTGGGCACGGAGGCTCTCCGGTACGAGGAACCCGCCCTCGCTCGGCACGCGCTCCGTCCAGGCATTCATGATGAACCGCCGCGCCGACGCGTCGCCGGACACCGCGGCGAGGAAGGCAGGCCACGACCGGGCCCACGGCTGGTCATCCAGCCGCGCGCCCGGCGCGTCCGCCCTGTAGTGCGGCGAGGTCCGGTAATCCATCAGGCCGTGGTGTTCAGCAGGACGTACGGGGACAGGGTGTTCGCCGACCCGTTCGCCGGGGTGATCGGCGACTGGACCCACGGGCGGCCGTCGAGGCGCTCGATGACGCGGTAGGCGACCTTGTCGTTACCGAACTTGTACTCGGCCGAAGACGCGATCTGCATTGCCTGCCGGTCGCCGACGAGGTACTTGCTCAGGTCGACGAGCATGAGCGAGCCCGGCACCGACCCGGCAAGCGCCGGCACCTTCTCACTGACGATCCCGGGGAGGCCCATCAGGGTGAACGACCGGCCGTCGTACTCGCCCGGCGCGTTCAGCGCCGACATGCCCGGCAGGAACACGGGCGGCGCCACAGTCGTACCGGAGCCGTCCTCGGACACCGCCATCTGCGCCAGCTCCGGCAGCGTGTCCGGCGCGGCCAGCCACACGGCGTTCTTCAGCGAGCCCGGCCACATCCGGGAGAACATCGATACCACGTTCGCGAACTTGATGTGGTGCCCGCTGGTGCCCGTCACTGTGACCGCGCCGGGAGCGTTGACCAGGCCGAGCGGCTGGTCGACGCCGTTGCCCGCGATGAACGCCAGGTCACGGAAGAAGGCCAGCGCCTGCGGGAAGAACGTGTTGAACCACACGTCCATCGCCGTGATGCTGTCCTGCAAAAGCTCGTTCGGGATCTCGGTGTACGCAGTGAGCTTGTTCGCGATCAGGACAAGCCGGCTGAACTTCGGCTCGCTCTCGTCCAGTGCCGCGCCCTCAGCCGTCCACGCGCCCGACACGCCGCCGAAGACACTGCCCACGTGGGTCGTGTCGTCGATCGTCGGCAGCGGCACCCGCAGGCTGTCCATCGGGATCGTGGTCACCTGGTCGCTGATCACCGACTCTTCCAGCATCAGCGCGAGAAGCTCGGACCTGAGCGTCTCCGGGACCAGGAAGCCGCCCTCGGCCGGGATCCGCTCGGACATGCCCGCGTTGCGGATCGTCAGCGTCTTCGCGATGCTGCCCTTGAGCGCCAGCAGCTTCGCGGCGAGCTCGCTGTTGCCGTCGCGGGCTGCGACCGCCTCACCCTTCAGCGTCGCCCAGATGAACTGCCGCAGGCTGTCGCCGTACTCGGCGTCCTCCAGCTCGGCCCCGATCGCCCGCTCGCTGAACAGGTGGTGCCGCTCGAACTGCGCCGCAGCGTTCCGCAGCCGCGAGCGGCCGAGTGCCTTCTGGCGCCGCGGGCCGCCGGCCGCCGCCGCCGCGCCGGGCTGCCAGCCCTCCGGGGCGCGCGCACCGTGCTTGTCGACCTGCTCCTTCATGAAGGCTTGCAGGTCAACCTGCCGCTTCTCCTCGTACTCGCGGATCGCGGCGGCGTTCTTCGCCTTCCACGCGCCCTGGTACTTCTGGGTGAACTCCGCTAGCAGCTCGGGGCTGCCTGCCACGTCGCCCATCCGGCTGTCGTCGTGAAGCAGCTCCTCAAGCTCCTCTGAGCTTTCAGGGATCGCCACCTGACCCTTCATGCGCGCGCTCCCTTCAGAGCTGATCTGATCTGCTCCAGGGCGTCCGCCCCGGAGATGCCGCTGTGCGCGTGATCGTCCGCGTCGTCGTCGCCGTGCCCGGCGTCCTTCAGGTGGGCGCGCAGGTGCGCCTCAACCCCGGCCCTGTCCGCGTCCGGGATACTCGCGCCGGACAGGCGGGCCAGCCCGTTGCTGCAGGCGTTCACGTTCGCCGCGCCGCCCTTGTGCTCGTGGTGGGGGAACTTGTAGTTCCCCTTCTGGTCGTCGGCGTCGTCGTCGCCCTCGCGGTGCGGCACCGACGCCGCCTCGCTGTCCTGCCAGGCGAAGCAGTACTCGAGCACCGTGTCGTCGTTCGGCATCGCGGCCACCGCGGCGGGGCCGTTCCACGCGCTGTCCTCGGTCGCCGTGTGGTGCACGGCGAGCGCCTTGTCGGCGACCGGCATCGACTCCAGGCCGAGCACCCGCCTTGCGTGCCGTGCGGCCGGGGCGCCCGTGTCATTGCCGGCGTCCGGGTCGTACAGGCCGGTCCCCTTGCAGCCGGGGCACTGCAGCGTGTTCTGCCCCGTCTTCGGGTGCGCCACGGTGCCGCGCCCGGTGCACGTCTGGCACACCGGCGTCTCGTCGCCCGCCGCTCCCTGCACCGGGGCCGGGGCCGACGCCCGCGGCATCGTGCGCAGCGCCGCCGCGATCCGCCCCGGCACCGCGGTGAACGCCGCCACGTCCAGCCCCGCCGGCAGCGACGCCGGGCCCTCGCCGACCCGGTCAGCCAGGCCCGCCGTCACCGCCTCGCCGGCCGTGTACCAGGCCTCGCCGCGCATCGTGTCCCGCCAGCTCGCCGCGTCACCCGTGCCCGACCGGGTCGCGTACACGTCGGCGATGTTGTCGCTGACCTTGTCCAGGGTGTCGGCCATCTGCCGCATCTCCGCGGCATTGCCCATCGTCATGCCGAACGCGTCGTGGATCATCATCATGCTGTTGGCCTGCATGACCCGCGTGCCGCCCGCCTGCGCGATCACCGACGCGATCGACGCGGCCAGGCCGTCCACGACTACGGTCACGCCGCCCTTGTGGGCGCGCAGCGCGTTCGCGATCGCGATCCCGTCGAACACGTCGCCGCCACCCGAGTTGACGTGGCACTCCACCGGGCCCGCGATCCCGGCCATCCGCGCCGTGAAGTCCTTCGCGGTCAGGCCCTCGCTGAACCACCCGCCCGGCCCTATGTCGTCGTACACGTCCACGCGGGTCACGCCGCCGTCCTGGGCGCGGACCGCGCACTTCAGCGGGTACGTCTTCGTGCTCATCGCACTCCCGTCAGCTGGTTGTAAGCGGCCATCGCCCGCGGGTCCCAGCCCGCGTTGCGGAAGGCCGCCGATACCGCGTCGTCGTCCGGCGCCGCGGCCGGCTGGCCGCCCGCGCTCCCCGGCATCCACCCCGGCGGCAGCGCCGGCATCGGCGACTGCACGACCGACGTCTCCATGTCAGGCAGGCCCACCGCCGCCAGCACCGCGTGCCGCTCGAAGCCCGCGCGCACCAGGATGCCCGCCGCGTTCACCTTCGCCATCAGCTCCGCGTTATCCTGTTCCCTGTTTTGGGGCGTGGGGTAATTGAAGTCGAATTCATTGCCAACAGCGGTCGCGCCGAACAGCGGAAGGAACTGGGAATTCAGCACGTTGCGCCAGCGGGCAAGGCGCGGCGCGACTTTCCAGGAAGAGAAAACTTCTTCCCCAGTTTGCGCATTAGCCCTATTTACATCGTCCGTTACTCCGGTCATTACCTTGTGCATGCCGAGGCCCTCGCGGATAATGTCCCGGCTCACCGAGCGGAGGTTCGCGAAGTCCATGTCGCGGGCGCTGTGGTTGTTCGCCACCCACGTCTGCCCGGCCTCAAGCACGGCGATGCGGTGCGCCCTGGCAACGCCCCGGTGCGTCTCCCGCCAGCGGTCGACCAGCTCATCGAACTCGTTCTCCTGCAATTCATGGTCAACCTGGATGACGCCGCCCGGCTCAGCGCTATTGATAAAGTAATTCTTGTTCCACTCGGCCGCGTAATCGGCCGCCTGGATATCCGTTATCACCGAGCGGATAGGACCCGCCCCGCCATAGGGATCTTCCGGGTCGGGATACCTGTTAAAAATTACTTCATCGGGGTAAAGCGGGATTACCTCGCGGCCGTCCGGGCTCTTGTACAGCCAGCCCGCCAGGTAGCGCTCCTTGTCCGGGACCGGCGTCATCCGGTCCGGGCGAACCGGCCACAGGCCCAGCGGGATGGGCGAGGACCGCTCGGCGTTGTCGATGACCCAGTGCGACTTGCCGGTCTGCTCAAGGTAGATCTGCGAGATCTCGAAGAGGCCGAAGCGGTCCCAGATCGGCCACCGGCGGCCGGACGGAACGAGGATGCTCGCCGGGTTCTCCAGCACGTTCAGCGCCGCGTGCACCGCTACCTGCTGCCGCTGGTCGCTGCCCTGGTCGCTCGTGGTGTACCTGCTCGACGGGGCGGCCGAGCGGTACAGCGCCCACTTCTGCGCGGCCACGCTCGACGCCAGCAGCGAGACGTTCGCGAAGACCGTGCCGTTCATTTTGTACGCCTTGATCAGCGTCAGGTCAGGGGACGCGCCCGTGCTGCTGCCCGGCATCACCATGCCGCCGGACCCGCCCGGCACCGGCGGGCCGGGGCTCGCGGCGTTGCGCGGGGCGAGCAGCTGGCCCAGCAGCGAGCCCATCAGGTGGTGTCCGCGTCAGGCGGCCCGATGACCTCGATGTCCATGCGGGGACCGAGCACCAGCACCGGCGGCACGTAGTCCAGCCGGCCCAGGGCACTCAGTACGCCCGCCTGGATCCCGTCGACCTCGTCCATCGACGGGTCGTACTCAAGGCGCACGATGACCGAGTCGCCAGGGCGGAGCGTCAGCCGCTTGACCTCGGTGATCTCTGGCAAGTCCACGTCAGCCTCTGACCTTGAACTCGGCGACCAGGACGCAGGCGGCCGTAGCGACCAGGCCCCACGTCGTGCCCGCGTGCCACGCCGCAGAGTCCGCGAAGCCCAGCGCCACGATCGTCCCCGTGTGATCAGCGAGGAAAGCGGCCGCCTTGCTCGGGCGGCCGGTGCGCGCACGGGAGCGGGCCGACAGGGTCGCGGCGATCTTGCCGATGAGGGAGCGGCCCGACGGCACGGTGACTGCGGCCATGCGGCCCTCCCCTCAAGGGAGAACCGGGAGCGGGCGTCACGAAAGAGCCAGGGGCAATCTCACCGCTCCCGGCTCTCGTGACACGCACAGGTTAACATTCGATTGGAGGAAGTCCACAATAGAGACGCACGTGACGCGCGAGTTTTTATATGGAGCCGACAATGACGGTGCTGCGAGAGGTGAGCCAGCAGCTCTGGCCCGCCGTCAGCCAGACGGTCGCCGTCCTCAAGCTCGACCCCGACGGCCAGGACGCCGCGGCCGCCAAGCTCGCACTCCAGTACGCCCGCACCATCGACGAGGCCCCGCCCGGCAAGGCCTACGCCGCCGCCATCAGGTGGCTAGGCCCCGAGCTGCTCAAGGTCCTCGCCGAGCTCGGCGCGACGCCCGCGGCGCGCGCCGCCATGAAGAAGACCAAGCCTGCCGATGCCAAGCCAAACGGACTCGCGAAGCTCCGCGACGCGCGCAGCGCGTAAGCGCTGCAGCTTCGCCGGCTGCCGCAAGCTCGCCGCCCCCGGCCGCAAGCGCTGCCCCGACCACAAGCCCGGCAGCCCGCAGGACCCCGCCAGGCGCGGGCCCGGCCGCAAGCTCCTAGGGCGCACCGAGCCGCGCCTGTGGACCAGGCCGCTGCGGCCGCTCAACCGCAAGACCACCCGCGGCTACGAGGTCATCGACTTCGCCGAGATGATCGGCCAGCCCCTCCTGCCCTGGCAGCGATGGGCCGTCATCCACGCGCTCGAGCTCAACCCCGACGGCAGCTACCGCTTCCGCACCGTCCTGATCATCGTCGCCCGCCAGAACGGCAAGAGCCACCTCAAGCGGATCGTCACCCTCTGGCGCATGTACATGGACGGCGCCCGTGACATCGTCGGCGCCGCCCAGGATCTCTCCCTCGCCCGCAAGCAGTGGCAGATGTGCCAGGAAACCATCCACGCCTGCCCCGACCTGCAAGAAGAGTGGATTGACGTCCGGAACGTCAACGGCGACGAGATGTTCTGGGCAGGAACCGGGTGCTACGCCATCAAGGCCACCAACGACAAGGCCGGCCGCGGCGGCAGCAACGACGAAGTCAACATCGACGAGCTGCGCACCCAGAAGGACTGGAAGGCCTGGGGGTCACTGTCCAAGACCACCATGGCCCGCCGCAACGGCCAGCTCTGGGCGATGTCCAACGCCGGCGACGACACCTCTGTCGTCCTCAACCAGCTCCAGGCCGCCGGGCGGGCCGGCACCAACCCCGCGCTCTGCCTCATCGAGTACAGCGCCCCCGACGGCTGCGAGCTGGACGACGAGGAAGCCTGGGCGCAGGCCAACCCCGCCCTCGGCTACGCCGACGGCATCGGCGAAGCCGCGGTCCGGTCATCGCTCGGCGAGGACCCGCCCGAGATATTCAGGACGGAAGTGCTCTGCCAGCGTGTCGCCAACCTCGACGCCGCCATCGACCACGCCTCATGGGACAACTGCGCCGACCCCGCCGGCACCATGGACGCCCACCGCGGGCGCATCGCCGCGTGCCTCGACGTCGCGCCGGACGGGAAGCACGCCACCCTCGCCGTCTCCGCCACCCTCGCCGACGGCAGGCCGCGCGTCGAGATCGCCGCCGCATGGGACAGCACCGACGCCGTGCGCGCCGAACTGCCCGCGCTGCTCGCCGAGATCAAGCCCGCGGCGTTCGGCTGGTACCCGTCCGGGCCCGCCGCGGGCATCGCCACCACCCTGCGGCCGCTCGCCCTGCGGTACAACAGGCGGCCTGGCGGCAAGCGGGAGCCCGGCGACGTGCCCGAGGACGGCGCCATCACGGGCGCCAGGGTCACCGAGGCATGCCAGGAACTGGCCGACCTGGCCCGCGCGCTGCGCGTCGTGCACCCCGCGGACCCGCTGCTAGACGCTCACGTCCGCGCCGCCAGCAAGCTCAGCAGCGGCGACGGCTGGCGGTTCACCCGCAAGCACGAGGGCCACGTGGACGCCGCCTACGCAGCGGCGGGCGCGGTCAAGCTCGCGCTCACGATCCCCGCGGTGAAGCGGGCACGGATACGGATGATCGTCGCGTTACGGCTGCTCAGGTGTCGGGTCAAGCAACTGGAGGGCCGCGTAGTCGCGGACGCACTCCCATGAGCACAGGTCAGACGAGAGCGCGGCCGGCCAGCGAAGTCCAGCGATGGTCAAGTCGACCCTGCTCCTGTGGGCTTCCTTGCTCATGACGTTCAGGAACAGCCACCCGTCACGCTGTTCCTTCGGCACGGTCTTGCCGCACTGGTCACAGCGGACGGTGGTGACGGTGGTCGTTGTCATGCTCTCCCCTTCGGGGGTCGTTGCCGTGCCACGCCATGCCGCGCCAGGCCGCGCCCAGCCGGGGCCGGCCCAGCCATGCCCAGCCTTGCGCGGGTGCCCCGGTCTCGAACCGGGATGACTGCCGGTCACCCTGCCACCTCTACGGAGGCCGTTGCCTTGCCTAGCCACGCGCTGCCGCGCCAAGCCGGGCTAAGCCCAGCCCTGCCGTGCCGTGCCCTGCTAGGTCTGCTCGCCTTCCAGCCGGGCAAGCCTGGCCTTCAGGTCGGCTATCTCCTGCTCGGTCCGCTCGGTCCGCTCGGTCATCTCGCTGACCGCGTTCTCGATACGTTCCTGCCGGACGTCGAACCGCTTGTTGAATTCCATCTGCATCGTGAACGCCCGCGCTACCACCTCGAAGGCGTGCCGCGTGTCCGGGTCCATGCCGGACAGGTCCACGTGGGTCACCTTCGAGTGCCCGCGCACCAGCGCCCGCGATGACTTCTTCTGCTGCTTGCGCGCCAGCCGCAGGTGCTCAGGTGCCTCCACGATGCGGTACCCGCTGTTGGGCACGACCTCGATCGCGCGCCTGTCCTGTTCCTCGTGCTCTTTCGCGGCCCGCCGTACCGCCATCTGGATACGGTGGCGGTCGTCCTCCGGGTCCAGGTCGAGCGCTTCGCCGATCTGCTCGTACGTGATCACGTCCCCCACGGCAGAACCGCGCAGCAGATCGTAGACCGCCCGCCAGCGTGCACGGTCACCCTTCGGGGTGAACGGCGACATCAGGCCGCCTCAACGACCGCCGAGAACCGGCCGTAGCGAGGGCGCCAGTCGCAAACGCCGACCCGTGAGCCTGCAGTCTCGGCGATCAACCGGAACTCATCCAGGTCAATGATCGAGTCGTCAAGCGTCCCCGTGCAGTCGGTGTGCCACTCACGGAACACCGGCCGGCAGAACGGGACGCGCTTACGCTGCGAGCCGGTGCCGGTCACGCGCATCGACATGAACCGGAAGTTCTCGTCGGACCACAGGCCAGGGATGTCACGCGGCCCCTTGTAGGCGATCGGGTTGACGTCCGTCAGGATGATCACGCCCTCGGTCACCTTCTGCCCGAGACGGTGCTTCTTGGCCCCCTCCTGCAGCGATTTCCATATGTTGTCGGCCGGCAAGTACGGGCCAACGTCGCCGTCGTGGTACATCGCCCCTGCGTGGCCGAGCCGGAAAACGCCTTCAAGGTCTTGCTCGGTCTTGCTCCGCTTCCCGCTGACCGCCTTGTACGCCTTGGTCGCGGGGTCGAGCGGGTTGGCCATGCGCGCGTTGTTCATGATCAGCGCGCTCGTGCCTGTGAGAGTTACACGAAAGTCCATGGTGGATCCCTTCGGGGGTCGTTGCCTCGCGCTGCCGGGCCGCACCTAGCCCTGCCAAACCGCGCCATGCTCGGCCACGCTCAGCCGTGCAATAGACACCATATCATCACGGTATATATGCCGTGCCGTATTGAAGCTATTCCGTCCCGGCAAGGACGGCCTCCCCTCGATTTCAGTCGCTTAACGTCCACATTCACGACGGACAATCCAAACACGCGATACAACATTCACGATCGTCGACATTGACGGATGTCACTGCATAGTCATGCATTGATTACTGTCTATGGTGACGGAAAGTGACATTTTGGCGAAGTTTTAGGGGTGGGGAGGGGGATCTAGGGGCAGGCTGGGCTCTGTCGCCGGAGCCCGCTGGACTTCCGCGTTACGACGCGCCACATCCACCTCCGTGTATGTGACGTGCGTGTATGTATAGTTATGCAGTGAGGTCCGTCGATGTTTGATCATGTCGCTCACCGTGTCACCATCTCGTCCGTGGCTTCGGCTTCGGGTCACGCGCTGTAGTGGTGCGGCTGGCCGGGTTGCGGTAGCCACGGCCCTCGGTCGCGGTCTTCTTCTCGTGGCACTTGCAAGATCCGTCGCCGGAGCACTTGGCGGACAGGTTGGCCAGCTCGTGGCCGCCGCCCTGTGCCCGCGGGATGCCGTGGTCGACTTGGAGCCGCTGGTGCCTGTGGCCGCAGTCGCTGCAGCGCCCGCCGGCCTGGCGCAGGACGATGACCTTGTTGCGTTTATAGACCGGGTCGTTATAGAACGCGTTCTCCGCTTTTCGGTCGGCGGCCGTCTTCTCCCAGGGCATCTCAGCTGGCCGGCCACGCGTAGTTGGGCGACGTGCCGTACTCGAGCAGCGCGGGCTTGCCGTTCTTCCGCTCGCACAGGCTCTCGACCTTGACGTAGGCGAGCTTGTACGGGATGCCGTACTCGTCCATCAGGGCCTGGACGACGCCGGGCGGCCGGTCCTGGTCGTGCAGGTGCTGCCAGGAGGGCCAGGCGATCGGGTGGCTGCGCGCGTAGTCCTGCCAGCGCCGCGCCAGTTCGACGACGCGCTCGTCGGGGATGTCCTTGCACTGCATCCGGCTGCCTCCTCAGAACGGCTCTGCGCCGGGCTCAGGCTCGCCGTACTTCTCTTGCACGGTGATGTTGTCCTCATGGCCGATCGCCTCGGCGATGTCGTCCCACCCGATGCCGAGCAGCCGCGCGTAGCGCACCAGGTCGCGCTCGCGCTGGCCGAGCCTGGCGCGCTCACCCGGTATCTCGCGGAGCATGGCGGTGTAGTACTCGCGTTCGCGGCGGATGACCTCGGCGTCGTCGTCCGGGTCGGGCCTGCCGCTCACCGGCGCTCCGGGTCGTCGGCCAGGGCGCGGGCGATCACGGCCCAGAACTCCCCGGCGTCGCAGTCGATGACGAACTCGTCCACGTACCACGACAGGCTGCCGTCTGACGGCCTGTGGGCCTCCACGGCGGCCCGGAGCTGGCCGGCGGTCACCAGTGCGCCAGCTCGTCGGCGAGGGCACGGAGCTCGGCGGCCAGCATCAGCTTGAGGTTCGGCTCGATCCGCGCCGGGTCGACTGTGCCGTCCTCGCGCTCGGGTCCGAGAATTGCGAACGCCTGCATCGCGCCGGACGACAGTTCATGCGCCCGCGCTCGTAGTGCCCGCTCAACCGGGACGATCGCGGCGTCGAGGTGGCGGGGCTCGTCGCGCCGCTGCGGCTCACGTGCCATCAGGTGCTCCTTCCTCACTGAACTCGTACCCGTACTCGGCGGCGTCGACGGCCCAGAAGTCGGTGGCTCCGTCCGGGAACTCGACCAGGTAGCTGGCGCGGCCGTCGATCTCGACCGTGGTCACCAGGCGTGCCCAGTTGCCGCTGCGGAACGCGTACGGGTGGGTTCCGCGTATGCGCTTGACCTTGGCCAGGTCCACGCTCACCAGTCGTCCTCTCCGTTGTCAGGCCAGTACCCGGCGATGGCCTTGAATGCCCGCCGTGCTGCCCGCTCGCGCCAGTCGCCGAGCTTCCGGCGGAGCCGCGTGCGCCATGACGGCGGTGGTGGCTTCGGCCGGGTGTCCGGGATGAGCCCGTAGTCCATGAGCAGCTCGTCGGGCACCACGATGGAGGCACTGAGCTTGCGGGCGTCCAGGGAGACCTGAGAGAACGGGCTGACCGGATCGCCGGGCGCGACCGGGCGGCCAAATGCGAATGGTTCCGCCGTCGCTTGGTCCTCAAGCCACTGCATTGCGTCGGGCATCATCCGAGCGAAGTAGTCATCGATGCCGCTCACCGCGGCCACATCCCGAACGCGCGCCAGAGCCGCTCTGCGGCCCGTAGCCGCCCGTGGTCGATGAGCCAGATGGCGGCCTCGTCAACCGCGCGCCTGTAGGCCAGGCGTGCCCGTACGCGGCGCGGCAGCGGCGTCAGCAGCTTGGGCTGCCCGTGCGCCTTGCGCAGGAACGCCTCGCGGAGCGCCGTCACCTCTTGGTCGCTGAGTGACCGGGCATCAATGGACGGCTCAGAGCCCGGCGGGACGTACTGGCGCGGGTAGAACGGCCCGTCTTGGTACATGCGCCCGTGCACGATCCTGTGCGAGTCGCCCATGGTCGCATCCTTCCTTTCGCAACGGGTAGTGCCGGGGCGGCGGTCACACGCGCCGCCCCGGCATTTTGTCACTGCGCTGTCTCGGGCCACTCGCCGTCCACGATGACCAGCGTCTTCCGCCAGCCGGGGACCATCGGGGCCATGCCGCCAATGTGCAGCAGCCGGAGCGCCCACGAGTACCACGTCACGCGGCACTGGCCGCACCTGAGTTCGTGCACGGCAGCCTTGAGCGTCCTCACTGCGCCGGCGCGGCCACGGGCGCGGGCGCTGCGGCCGGGTCGGGCGCGTACAGGCCGAGCAGCACCTTGAGGCCGCTGGCGACGCCCGCGATGGCTCCCTGCGGGATGCCGACGACGGAGGCGAGGCCGTTGATGTCGTTGAGGATGTCGGCGGTCTCCGGGTTGGCCATGACGGTGTTGAGCTTGCCGAGGGCGGCCTCGTCGAGGCCCTTGAGCTTGGCCTCGACTTCGGCGAGGTCGGCCTCGACGTGGGTTTTGAGGGTGTCGAGCAGTGGCATGGTGTCCTCCTGTGGCGGGGCGGCAGCGGTCGCTGCCTTCATTGTGGCCGGCACGGTGGCCGGGGTCGGGGGTGCCGCGTCTGCGGCGTGACGGCGGAACGGGTGCTCGATGTGCTGCTCGGCGGTGCGGACGCCGCGCTCGAAGTCGTCCCGGATCTCGTCGTAGCTGGGCATGCGGGGCATCAGGCTTCATCCGCCTTCCGGTCGGGATCGTCCGGGTGCCGTTCCCTGCGCAGGACGTACTTGAGCACCCCGTCAAGCTGGCCAGCGAGCGCCTTAGCCATCTCGACGTCGGTCAGGTCGTGCTCGCACTGGAAGGCGGCCAGCGTCATGCTTAGCTCGGCCTCTGCGGCGTGCACCTGCATCGTGCGCGGGTGCAACCGCAGTCCGTCGCTCACCTCGTGGTCCTCCTTCGCGGCGCGGGCTTCGCGGGCACGGCGGTGCGCGCCTGCTTCGCCGCCCAGTCGGCGAACGCCTTCGGGTTGCGCTCGATCCACGCGGCGATCTGGGCATCGGTCGGCGCGGGCGGCGCGCCAGGGTGCAGCACGAGGTCGGCTGCCGCTGCCGTCGTCCGTGCCATCTCGCGGGCGAGCAGCGCCGCCTCGGCCTCGGTCATCTCGCCGTCCGGCACGTTATCGGCGCGCTTGACGGCGATGACGCCGACCTGCGCCGCGTGCGCCTCAGCGAAGTCCGCAAGGTCGCTGACGAGCTGCGGCGGGATGCCGGGGCCGTCATCGATCGCCCGGCGGTGCTTTGTGAGCCAGTCTTTGGCTGCCGACTCAAGTTCCTCGCGGGCCATCAGTGCCCTCCCGTGGCCACGTAGACGCAGTAGGCGAGCAGCGCGCACACGACCGCCCACTTCAGCGCGTCACCGATGGCGGTCACGTGCTCGCCTTTCCTGGGTACGGCTGGCCGTCGATGATGCCGAGCAGCCAGTCTGCGACGTTCTCGTACATGTCGGTGCAGACGATCAGCGAGCGCCATCCCTCGTCGCAGGTGATCATCCAGAAGTTGCCGGTGTCGGGCTGGCGCCGCTTGGCGTAGACAGGTGACTCGGGCGACGCGGGCTTGTCCTCGCTCATGCTCAGCTCTCCTTTCCGCCGCCGCGCAGCCTGCGCCGGGGCACAGGCTGCGGGCGGCTGCCGTAGCGGATCAGGCGTTGACGGTGTCGCTCACGAAGTACGCGATGCCCACGTGGGTGCCGGGGACCTGGTGCGAGCTTCCCTGTCCGGTCACCGGCACGTACAGCACCGTGTAGCCGTGGAGCGGCAGCAGGCCGGAGTAGTAGCCGGCGTTGAGCCCCTTGACGCCGTCAACCCACCCGCGGTGGCCGTTGATCGCACCCGGGCCCACGATGGTGAACTCGGTCCAGCCGGGCAGCGTCTGCTCGTAGGTCACTTCCTCGCGGGTCGGGGCGACGTACACGGGCTTCCCGCCGAACAGGACCGGCACCGCGCACGCCTTGCCCGTGATGTTGCCGTCAGCGGCCTGGTTGCCGTCGCCGTTCGCCGCGCTGTCGGTCCAGGTCTCGCAGCCGGTGCCGTAGGTCCACGACCAGGTGCTGCCCTCGGTGACGGTCACGCCGGTGGCCGTCTCGAACGCCTGCTGCGGCCAGTTCCCCGTTGACTCCAGCGGCGTCGCGGCGAAGTTGTCGTTCTCCGTCGCTGGCACGGTGCCGTCGGCGACGTCGGCGACGGGCGCGTAGACGGTGTAGCTGATGCCGCCCGTGACGGTGCCCTTGACGGCGTGCGCGACCTTGACGCCCGCCACTGCCTGGTTCGGCGAGAGCGCGCCGACCACGGTGGTGAACGTGCCCTTGTCGGTGACCGTGGCGTCGTAGCCGACGTCGCCGGCGGGGGCTGCCGCGTCGAGCGACGGGTCGCGGACGACGTTCAGCGTGCGGGTGAGGTCGTCGTACGCCCATGTGCCGCCGTTGCCCGAGTCGGCCCTGTCGGTCACGCGGGTGACCGCGGTGACGTTCGCGGGGCCGGCTAGCGCGGTCCCGGCGGTGGCCGCCGTTCCGGCCGCTGCCGCGATGACGGCCGCGATGGCGGCTGCCTTGATCCTCATGTGGTTCCCTTCGGTTGGTTCCGGCCGGGGCGGACGGTCCGCCGGGGCCCTTCGGTGTGGTCTGGCTGGTATGGCTGGTATCACTTGCCGGGCGCGTCGCTGGCGTGGGCCAGCTCGTCGCGCAGGATCTCGGCGAGGTCACGCAGCAGCGCGCCTTCGGTGCTCAGCTCCGGGTTGCCTTCCCAGGTCTCGGCGAGGCGCGTGACGCGGGTGCGGAGCGTTCCGTCCCCGCCCGCGGTCGCGGCCGCGAGGTCGCGGGCGCCCTGCATGCCAGCCCGGAACGCGTCGCGCATGTCGTCGTAGCCGAAGTCGCGCTCGTACTCGTTGCCGTAGCCGTTGGCCTCAGCCCAGCCGAGCCACTCGGCGTGGTCCTGCTCGGCTTGCAGGTCGCGGGGCGTCACCAGTCCTCCAGGATGTCGCTAACCGGCTTGCGGGCGAGGCGGCGGCGGACGGCGGCCAGGGCGCGGCGGATCATGACGGCGGCCCGGCTGCGCGGCGGAGCTTCGCGGCGGTCTCATGGCGAAGGCGGTTGCCCCTGGTGACGCCCGTGGCGCTGAGGCTCGCCGCCTCGTCCTCAAGCTCGGCGGCGAGGTCGAGCATTCGCTTGCGGAGCTGGTCGCGGTCCTCGCGGGCGAGGCGGACCTGCTCGGCGTCGGCGGCGCGGATCAGCGGCTCGATCGCTTCCACGATCGCGTCGGCGATGGACGGGTCGACCCCCGGCGTCATGACGTGAGCCCGGCGCGGGTGCGCCACTTGGCGATCTGGACCATGCCGACGCGGGCGGTGTGGCCGCTGCCGGACGGGCTGAACGCGTCGAGGATCTCGGTGATGACCTCGGCCCGCAGGCGGCTCTCGCGCATCGCGGCGGCCAGCTCGGGCGCGGGCTGCGGCTCCGGGTGCTGGTCGAGGATCCGGGCCAGATCGCTCGCGCACTGGTCGAAGGCGTCGCGTCCGGACCAGCGCAGCATGGCGTCGACCAGGGCTGCCCGCAGGCCGGGCGCCGCGTGCGGCTCCTGCGCGGCGGCGTGCGCGATGATCAGCGGGGCGATGTGCTCCACGATCGCGCGGCGCTGCCAGGACGAGTACGACTCCATCGGCGCACGGGGCACGAACCTTTCGGGATTGCCCATCGCCGCCATCAGTCCGTCCATCACCTCCCGGTTGTCGCACAGCAGGGGCGAGGCCGCCTGCGCTGCTTGCTCTACCCTCAGGTCGTCCCGCCACGGGTCAGGCTCGCGCGCCGCCTGCCCTGGCGTCGCGGTCACAGGTCCACGTCCGCGATCTGCGCGTCGCGGGCGATCCTGACGGGAACGCGGCGCTTGTCGTCGGCCTCCAGGACGGTCGCCCCGATCTCCCGGAGCGCCTGCATCGCGAGGCCGAGCTTGCGCAGGGTCACGTCGGGAACGAGCGCGCCGTCATCGCGCACCGACAGCCACGCCATCGGCTGGTAGCGGGCGATCTGGCGGCCGTCACGCACGAGGTGCAGGTAGCCGTAGTCCGCGCCTTCCTCGGCATCAGCCAGGTACCGCCGCTCGAGCGGCGCACGCTCGCCGACGGGTGCCTCGGTGACGACGATCACCTTCGGCGCTGCCGGCTCCGCGGTATTCGTGTCGCAGGTCTTGCATTCCAGGTCGCTCATTTCGCTTTTTCCTTTCCGTTGGGGAACATCCGTATTTCGTCCTTTATCCATTTCGTTTTCTGCGCGGTGGTTATGACGCCGTACCCGGCGTCCCACCGTTCGAGGTACCGGCTGATTCGCTGGCCGAGTTCCTGGCGGGTTTCGGCGGGCGCTGGCTGGCACTCGGCGGCGACGTGGCCGGGCTGCTCGCACCGCCAGCAGGGGCCGATGATCACTCGTCAAGTGACCGGCCGATGGCGAGCTGGCCAGGGTCGAACCGCTTGGGTCCGGCCGACAGCTCAGGTGCGGCCGGCTTCGGCCTGGGACCTGCCAGTGTCCGGACGGCGCGCGGGTGGCAGACGCACATGCACCAGCGGTAACGGCAGTTGCGGCAGTCGCTGCCCCGGCAGGCTTCGCTGTGCGGCTGCTCGGAGCTGCGGGCGTCGGCGATCTCGGCGATGATCTCGGACGGCGCGACGAACGGCTGACGCCCGGCGACCAGTGCGGCGGCCTGGCGGCACTCGGCGTAGTCCAGGTGGCCGAGCACGTCGTGCCAGACGAGGCCGGTCGCCTTGCCGATGCGCTGCTGCGGGCACAGGTCGCCGACGTAGGCGGCCAGCTTCACGCATTCCTCGCGGGTCACATTGCCTCCATGGCGTCGAGCTTCCGGGCGATCTCTAGTGCTTCTTGCTGATCGGCTTCGTCGGGCTGGCGTGAATTCCGCTTCTGGGCTTTCAGCTTGCGAAGCGCGTCGAGCCTTAGCCGGTCGTATTTCTCTCTGAGGGTCGGCATTGACATGACGTTGCCGCGCCAGAATTCATCGGCCTGGCACCAGTCGATGCATGCGGCAACTTGTTCCTCGGTGCGCCCGTCTTTGTCGATTAGCAGCCGGGCGGCGTCGCGCCATTTCCTGCTGACAACGGGGCGCTTGCTGCCGTTGGCTTCGACGCGGTCGGCGAGGCGGGTGCAGAGTCGCTCGACGTCGGGGCGGTCAGGAGACGTCGGCGGCTTTGCCGGCGTCTCTTTAACCTCCACCAGAGAACTACCTGTAACAGTCAAAAGAATGTCGGAGATTTCCACCCCGGTCATTTTGACCGGGGTTCCGTTGACCTGCGGTTCCTCCGGGGGTCCGGTCAAAATGACCGGGGTAGGGGTCCGGTCATTTTGACCGGGGTCAGCCGGGGGTCCGGTCAAAATGACCGGGGTGGGTCCGGTCAAAATGACCGGGGTCAGCGTCGGCGCGTACCGGCTGATGCCGCCCGGCCGGGGCTCCACGGACAGCTCCCCGAGCGCTTCCAGGGCCTCGACGGAACGCCGCACGCCCTTATCTGAAAGGCGGCACTTGACCATTAGCTGGGCCACGCTCATCTCCGTGAATTCCCCCTCTCCGCATTCATCGGCAATTGCAAGCAGCACAATCAGTGAGCCGTTCGAGGCGCGCGAGTTCTCCCATATCCATTTCGCCGCGCCCACTGCCATTCACGTATTTCCTTGTCTCCCGTGGACGGGCAAGGCGGCACAGCCGGAGCCGTGCCGCCTGGCGGGGCCTCGTTACCTTGCCGGCTGGCCGTGCATGACGGTGACGCTGCACGCCTCGGCGAGCTTGGCGGCGATCTCGTCGCACGCCTCCCGTGCGGTGCGGGCGGGGTCGTTAAGGAAATAGCCCAGCTTGAGTTCCCCGTTGGCCAGCCGGTAGCGGAAGCGGGCGGCCATCACCTTCGGCGCGCAGTCCTCGTAGGGCAGGATGGCCAGGTCGAACTCGGCCGGGATCTCGACCGTGCCGCGCTGGCCTGCCTTGGCGTCGACCTCTTCCACGTAGGTGAGCTGCGTCTGGCCGGTGGCGAGCCGCTGCCCCTGGGTGAAGTTGACCTTGGTGTGCGCCTGGAAGTGCTGGGCGACCTCAAGCAGGTCGGCGGCGGTGACGCGCTTGCCGGTGACGTCGCGGGCGTTGTCCTCGAGGAACTCGGCGAACGCCTGCTGGGGCATCATGGCCCGGTCGTTGGCGAGCCAGGTGCGCCACGGGAGCGTCTGCTGGAGCTGGAGGACGAGGCGGTGCTGCTGCCATGCCACGTCCTCGCCCTCGGGGCCGTGGGCGTCCAGCACGGCGGTGAACGTGCCCGCGTCGAGGTCGGCGAAGACCTCGGAGAAGCCGCTGGAGTGCTTGGCGTAGTAGTGGGCGAAGCTGGCGACGTTCCGCACGGTCACGGTGCCGCGCTTGCGCAGCGGGTACTCGCGGTACTCGTCGGCGGTGAGGTCGATCTTGTGGACCTGGCCGTTGGTCAGCCAGCCGTAGACCTTGCCGGGCTCCAGCTCGCTCGGGTCGCTGGCGGTGTAAGCGAGGTCGCGGACGACGGCGGCGGTGTCGGTGTGCTCGGTCACGGTCTCAGTCCTTGGCGTCGTCGAAGAGGGTGCTGTGGCGCGGGTCGTTGCGGGTCAGCGCGCCCGCCTCGTCGTAGAAGAAGACCCCGGCGTGCGGGTCGCGGGCGGGTGCCCTGACGGCGGCCTTGCCGGACAGGCGGATGGTGTCGCCGCCGCCGGTGAACGGGGCGACCTCGATGGTCAGGGTGAGGCTGCCCTTGCGGCCGATGTGGCTGACCTCTTGCACGAGGTTGGCGAGCAGGGCGGCGGCCTCGTCGGCGAGCGCGCCCCGGTTGATGGAGGCGAGGACGTCCGCGAACGGCGCTATCTCGCCTGTGGTGCTCTCGATCATGATTTCTCCTGACTGGCGTAATGACTACGGGTGATTAGGCACCTGATTGCGCGGCTGCGGCCTCGCCGAGCAGGAACAGCACCTTCGGCTGCCGTCCGCCGTGGCCGTCCTTGCGCCGCTCCAGCCGCCAGTACCGCAGGCTGCCGGGCGCGTCCTTCTCGGCCATGACGGGCACCGCCCCGCAATCCAGGGCGGCGTCGTACAGGTCGTTCCACGGCTCGGGCGCGAGGCTGCCGGAGATCTTGCACTGCACGAGCAGCACCTGGCCGCGCCTGACGGCGATGACGTCGGCGACGCCGCGCGAGCCGGGCGTGCGCTGGGCGTAGTAGCCGTTGCTGCGCAGGTCGTAGAGGGTGGTGTGCTCGAAGCGGACGCCGCGCCGGTACTGGCTGCGACCGTTGACGGGCTCAGCCACGGCTCGCCTCCCGCGCCTGCTCGCGGCGGTGCCGGACGATGCCCCGGCAGAACGTGCAGGTGCGCACGTGCAGCCACGCTGGGAACCATCGCGGCGGCTCGTACCAGCGCCACCACGGCGGCCTGCCGCTGCGCTCACCCATCAGCCGCTCACCTGCCCCGGCATCGCGGCGCGGTCGAGCATCTCGCGCAGCTTGTCGCGGGCGGTGCGGCCGAGCACCATGTCGGTGCCGTGCTCCCAGCGCAGGACGACGACGCCGTCCGCGTCGGCGTACACGTGGACCGGGTCGGCGTCGGCGTCGAGGACGGTGCCGAGCAGGACTTCGCTACTCGCCACCGGGCTCACCCCGTCCGGCGCGGCGTCGGCACATCCGGGCCGCCCGGCCGCAGGCAAGCCTCCACGGGCTGCGCCTGCCGTAGGTGGCCGCGAGCCGCTCAAGCCCGTCGGCGAGCTGCCGCCACCATTCCGGGCTGCCGTAGGGGTAGACGGGAAGGTCACTCACCGGGCACCGTCCCGTCCGCCAGCAGCGCCTCCAGCTCGGCAGCGGTCTTCACCTTGTCGAGCGCCAGCCGCACCCGCGCGGCCTGCTCGGCGGTCAGGTCGTTCGTGGTGCCGAGCGGCCCGTCGAGCTTGGCGAGCTGCGCCGTCTGCTCCAGCCGCTGATCGCGGTCGGCCGGCGTCTCCTCGCCGGGGTACAGCTCCGTGAACTTCTTCCGGATCAGGCCGACCTGGCCGCTGCTGGCCTGCTGCGGCTTGCGGTGGGCCTCGCCCGCGGGCGGCGGCACGTCCGCACTGGGGGCGGCGGACGGAACGGAGCCGGGGTGGATCTCCGTGCCCGCGGGCGAGGCGTTCTTGGGGGGCGCGAGGCTGTCGGGGGTGATCCGGTCCGGCTCCGCCGGGAACTCGTCGTCGACCGTGACGGTCCCCTGCTTCAGCGAGTCGTAGATGACGCCGAGCTGCGCGACGTCGGAGGCGGTCAGCTCGTCGATGCCGTCGTGGCCGAACTTCGCGGCCATCCGCGCGGGTGACACCCGGTACCGCTCGAACGCCTTCAGCGCGTCGGCGATCCGCACGGCCAGCGGCCTGCCGCCGCCGCTCTCGATCGTCTGCTGGCAGAGGTTCTGGGCGCGTGCCGAGTACCAGGCGGGCAGCACCGAGAAGATCGCCTCACGGAGCCGCCTGGCCCCGTTGTTGGCGTTGTTCTCGTAGATGTCCCTCATGTCGGTGAGGTCCTTGACGCCCTTCTTCGTGTCCCGCTTGTGCGGCACGAGGAAGGTGTTCGACGAGCGGGTGTTGGTCTGGACGTCCCACGCCCACGCCTGCATCTCGGACTCGCCGCGCATGTCGTCGCGGGCCAGCTCGGTGATGCCGTGCTGGATGTTCCCCCAGCAGCGGGCCAGCTCGCGGGCGAGGTGCACGGACGGCCCGTTCACGGTCTCGCCGGCGCGCGGGTAGCTGAAGAACGCGCGGGCGGCCAGCTCGACCTGGGCGCACGCCTCTTCCATCGCGACGATGGCGGCGGGCACCGACCGGGGGCACTGCTGGGCGACGATGACGGCCGCCTGGACCTCGGCCACGGCGCGGCTCTGCTCGACGGCCGTGGCCTGCCCGACGCGCGGTGTCGCGACGGGGCGCAGCTCTACTACTCCACTAGACATCGGTAAAGTCAGTCCTCTCGGTAGGCCCAGTAGGGCAGGTCAAGCAGCTCGATCTCCGGGCTGTAGCCGGGCCAGATGCCCGACTCGGTGCAGTCGCGGTAGATCTCCATGGCGCGCTCGGCGTCCTCGCGGCCCTTGCGGAGGGCGGCGG